GCACTGGTAGAGCTTGTCCGCAGGGTGCCCGTAATGCCGCCTTTGTAACCACCAATGCTGATAATATCACCAACTGTACAGGCAGCTTTTACGGTAAAGCTCACGTCATACAGAGTGCAGTTCTGGGTTGAAAAAGCGTCGCTCAACACGTAAATCTTTCCGGCCAATGCCGTGGCGATGCCGTTTTTGTAAATGGCCAGAAAGACTAAATTCGATCCCGCTGTAATGGTGGCACCCATGTTGAGCAGTGTCGTTGTGCAGGTAAAGACCCAGTTGCCTGTTTGAGTGATCGTGAACAACGTGCTAATCACAGCTTCACTATCCGTGATGTCGGCATTGACCAGCGAAGGCGAATTCACCACTGGCGGCAATAACTGAGCCACAGTTAGATGTTGCTCACCGACGATGGGCACCTTGTGATTGGTGGCGTAGGTGGCCTGCGGAAAATTTGATACTTTAGGCATACTTCAATTCAGTTCACGTTCGGTCTAACTACTCCATGCACCGTCGCTGTCGCTCAGCCACGGATCATCTTCACCGTCAGCCCACGCTAACGTGTCGAACACCGCCCCGCCCGAAAGAATGGTGTAAGCCAGCCCCGCATCGAATTCCGGCACCGGCCAGCCCAGCGCCGTGTAGGTTTTGCTTTGATAAGCGATCCCGTCAGTAACCAGATCGGCCACCAAAAACTGCCCATCTGAGGCGATGTATACACACGGCCACTGCAAAAGATCAACGGTATCCGCAGCCACCACGGCGTAAGAATTTCGATGCGTGTCCGTGGGCGCGGAATCCTTCCGGTAGTTGGTGCCGCTGAGTTCCAGCGCATCATACAAGCCCGCCCGCAAATAGGCGGGGAAAGTGCCGTCCGTGTCCAGCCAGACATCCATTTCACCGTGGGCACCGAACGCCCCCCGCCCCGCGTAGAACTTGAAGGTAAATGGCCCGGTCAGTGTCTCCCCGGCGTAGTCGGGAACACCAACCGAAACGGCTTCCACATCGCCGACCGACCGTGCCGTGAGCAGACCGTATTCCTGCCCATCCTGTCCCGTGACCGTGACGATACTGTCAGGATTTACCGGGCCAGTCATGGAACCGCTGAACGGCAACGTGCCGTAAAAAGCGTAGCTGCCCTCGCTGGTGTAAGCACAAAATCCCAGCGCCCGGATGACGCTCGCACTCCCATAGCTCACCACGGCGGTATCAAACAGGCGCGGCAGGCTGGGCAGCGGCGTAAAGCGCACGTTCACCTGCTGATTGTGGCACTGCAACGGCAGCCGTCCGTAAGCGTCGATGATCCGCAGATAAACCTTATCACCCGGCAACAGGGCAATAATCTGACGCGAGCCGCCGATCCCCGGACTGTAAACCGTTTCTGTTCCGCCCCGATCCAGCACGATCTGTTTGCGGCGGCCCGGCAGGTTGAATTCAAACATCATCTCGCCGGTGCCGGTGGAAGTGTAAACCAAGACACTGGGCTGCTGCCGGAAGCGCAAGGTAGCCAGCCCCGCTGTCAAACCGCTGGCCCAATTATCCACTTTCTCCGGGATCACACCATAATGAGCGGTGCCGAAAGCCAGATGCGGAAACTGCACGGGAACTTCCAAACCGGTTTGCCGGTCATTGTATACAACCACGTCACTGCTGGCGTTATACTGGACACAGGCCGGATCATGACAGTCAGTCACCGGGTTGACCGAGGCCACCGACACCACCGGGCGCGTGCCGTAACTCTGGGTGCTGCCGTTGAAGGTGTAACAGCGCCCGCCGTATTCAACGGTGCTATGGGGCGAACTGCTTACCGGATACACGATGATGACCGAGCAGGCGTTGGCCGCGCAGGGCGCGTAAGCCGTCTGACAGGCATCGTAGACATAGCTGTAGCCGCAGAGGGACGTGCCGCTGTACGCCCACAGATCGTAAGCGCTTGTGCCGGTATAGAGCGCACTGCCAATGTTGGTGCCCGAGACAGAGGCGAAGACGCTGGAACCGGTAAAGCAGCGGGCGGGATTGCTGCCGAAAGCCACGAAGGGAGCCGGGAACCCAAACGGCTGCGGCAGGATGACGTTTTCCGCTGGTGCGTCCAGCGCTGAGTAGCAGTAGAGCGCCGCCGGGCCGCAAGCCGGATCATGGCAGCCGCCCACCGGCGTCACCACCACGGCGCTGTCATCAAGAATGGGTACATGGGTCGGGTTGGTATAGCACGCCCCATCGTATTTAACGGTATGCGCATAAACCGCCGAGTACACGGTGTCGGGACTCGTTACCGGGGTCGGCAACGGATTAGGCACCGGCGAAACGACCACGGCGGTTTCATCCACGGTAAAGTCGATCACCAGCCCCGTTTCACTGAACTGGTAGTCCGCAAGATCAACGTCCAGTTCACCCACCTTCAACAACGTGCTGTCTTCGTTAACGTACTGCGTAGCCGTGATCGGCACGGCGTAGTCCGTGGAAAGCAAACCACCCGCCCGCCAGATTTTGACGTTTACAACTGAGTCCTGAATAACCGCACCGTCCGTCAGGTAGATGCCCAGTTTGCCGCGCACCCGGTTGATCCGGTTCCCGATCACCGGTTTGGAGTTTTTGAAAGTCAGCAGCGACAGGCAGCAAGGACGGACGGTTTCAATGGCCGCCAGCGCCTTGGCCTCCAGTTCCGGCTGATTGGGCGCTTCGTAGCGGGCGTAGAGGTTGCTGTCAGTGTAGTACAGACCGCTGTAACCGGGCACCGGGTGAGGCGCACCGCTGGTACTCAAGGTCATCAGCGGCACCGAAGTCACCCCGTCGGTTGTATACGACACCGTGCTGCCGCTGTTACCCAGCCGGTTGAGGGTGGTGTAGACATCCGTATCAACCGACAACTGGGTAAAGATCGCCGCCCAGCGCCGGGTGCGCCGCCCTTCCCCGCCCGGATAGTTGGAGTAGGCACAGCGCTCGTAACTGTAGACACCACCGGGCAGCACCCGGTAACACTTGATGCGAACGCGGGTGTTGAAGCTGTTATAGGCGCTCCCGTTGACTCTAAAGAAATCCGCTGACAACCGAAGGCGTTGGTCGAAGGGAGCCGGAATCATCGTCGGCATGTAACCGTAATCGTAGCCAATGTTCTCTCCGGTCAGCCCGCCGCCAAGGCCGTTCAAACACCAGTTTCCTTTTTTGGTGCGCACCACCACTTCGTCTTGCACGGTGGTCGTGGCCGGATCGAGGTCAAACATCCAGTGCGTCGTGCCCGGCAGCAGAATAATGTCCTCGGTGGCGCTGGCCAAAGGATAGGGCAAGCTGGTGGCTGTGCCTGCCGCCCCGGTGATGTTCTGAGTGAAGACGGCTCCCAGATAAACCGCTGTGCCTCCGTATTCAGGCACAGGCAAGGTGTGTCGAACGTTGATGGAACCGGTGATGAAAGCGGTGCTGTCGAAAGCCAGTTGATTACCGTCCCGACAATAAGCAGTGCCCCGCAGGCGATAGAGGCCACTCTGGGTGCCGACATAGTTCAACACCGCGCCTTCGCCGTTGAAAACCGCCGTGCCGTTGCGCAGCAGTGACCAGATGATGCGACTCGGCGCATTGCCCCGGCTATCCTGCGCCACGATTACGGCCTGCAAGTTTTCTCCTACGGAGAAAACGAGCTTGCTCCAGTTTACGCCTGCTTCTAGCTCAGCCACGCCTTAACTACTGACGAAACCTTCCCACCAGCGTCCGGTGCCCGGTTTTGGGTTGTAAGCCGCCGCCAACCAGACCGAACCCACCCAGCGCTGGCGGCAACCGCACTCTGGGCATTCCCGGCGAATCAAGCCTCGCGGGGTCACTTGCGCCTTACCCCAAATGAACTGGCCCCCGCAGGGAGTACCATCAGGCTTGTTGTGCGTCGACACCTTCCGGGGCTTCCACCACGCCATCAATCCATGCCTGATGCGTGTAGCAAAATTCTTCATTCTCGGTGGTACCGTCAAGCTTCTGCCGGACGACAAACAGTGGCGTTAACCGGCCAAAGTTTACAACCAGTTCGTCACCGACATTGAATTCCGCCGTGACGGTGGTGCCCTTCTTGGCGCAGCGAAAGTAAATGAAATCCGGGGCCGATTGGCGCACCGCGCTATCCGGCAAAAACAAGGTGCTACCTGCCTCCTGCCGGATGAAATGCTTGAGCAGCACATACTCACCCAGCATCTCCATGTTATCCACGTTGATGTCGTCGCCGTTGATCCGGGCCAGCAGTTCACTTTGCAGCAGGTTCATGTAATGCTTGCCGTCCAGCACAAACTTCTGCGTGGCGAGCATCATGTCGTTGCTTTGAAACAGCACCAGATCGCCTTCCTTGACCAGCGCAGGCACCGGCTCATCCTTCCCTTTGACGCGGCCATCACCGATGCAGCGCACCACCCCCATGCGGTGGGTATCCCGCTGCTGGGCGGCGTCAGGAATGATAATTTTGCGGGAGGCGTCCGCCTTGGGACGGTGGAATTCAACCAGACAGCGAGGGCCAAAGAGTTTTACGTTCATTACCTCCTAAGAACCGGCTTTATGGTTTTCGTGTTCAGATCAAATTCCCGGCTGGCCAGTCCCTTCTCCGTTTCCAACAGATGGGCATTGGCACTATTTGATGTATACAACTTTCGATTCTGGATCGCGACAATGGCCGCCTCCACGTCATCGTTGGGATCGAGCTTCTTGTTATCGGCCCGCAAAGGCATCTCGGCCACGGTCACCCTTACCTTGTTTCCCAGCAGACCGACGCTGCGCCACATCTCTCCGATGGCGTCACGATCAAACAGCAAACAGAACTCCTTGACCCCTTTGCACCGCAGCAGCTTGATCGCCTGTACCTGACTCAAATGATGCTTGAAGATGCAGACCGGCACGATGTGCGTCCAGCCCAGTTCCCGCAACTTCCAACGCAGGGACAGGACGTTGAGAATGGATTCCACCAGCACCACCGTTTCCGGTGTACCGGTGCGTACCGCGTTGATGTTGTAAACCCAATAACCCGCACCCCACTTAACCCGGCTGCGATGCGGAAAACGTTTGGTGGATTCACCCGGAATATCTTCGTAGGTGCGCCCTTGGTAGTAAACGCACAGGTTGTATTCGTACACGGGAAAGATCGCGTAGCGTTCCCACAGCGGATCGTCCGGGCTGTAGCCCACGCCCGCTTCCACCATATCCTGATACTCCAGATGTTTTCGTTTGGCCATCTGGGTGATGAGCTTCGTGTAGATGCTTTTGGGCGTGCGGGCAATCGGAATGAAACCCTTGGGCAGATCAACTTCCTGAAGCACCGGCACCGCCGACGCTGGAGCCTCTGGCTTGTAGAGCAGTTCACCAACCGGCACGCTGCTGTAATCATCTGCTGTAAGCTCGTAGCCCAATGCCCGTGCCCATGCGACGAAATTGCCTTTGTTATGCTTGCCCTTGCCGCAGCGCCAGCAAAAGGTCTTTCCGGTTTTAAGGTTGATTGCCCGGTTCCCGCTTCGATCCCCGCATTCCGGCTCCGGGCAGACGAACACCAGTTCATCATTGGTACACTTCTCCGCCACCACCTTGAAGATGTGTTCGATTTCTCGTCGCAAAAGCGGCCCGATCATTGTAGCTATAGAACTGTGAGCGATCTGAATACCTTCATCAACACCGCGCAGCAATTTACTGCCCCGCCGGACGCGATCCCGGTGACTGACCACAGCCAGCAAATGAGCGTCGCAATGGAACTGGCCAGCCGGGCAGCCAACCGGCCCCCGGAACCGCCCGCGCCGCCCCCGATGGTGCCGATCATCGCGGTGGCCAACTGAATGCAGTTCTTGGTTGCGTGCTGAGCAAGTTCGACTGGGTTACCCTGCCGCCGGTTACCGCCATCATGGTGTTTGACCGTCCGCAGCAGTTTACTGCCGCCCGTGCCAGTGTGGAAAACTTCTTCGCCCAGAACTGGCCCTACAAAGAGTTGATTGTATACAACACCACGCAGCACTCCCTCTTTCCGGTCTGGCGTGAATGGCTGGCCAACTTTCCCCTGTGTTCCGCCCGGCGCAGTTTGGAACTCCGGCTCCGCCCACTGCCCCTGCCGGACATCCTGAAACTTTGCGTCGCCAACAGCAATGGCGAGTGGTGCCTGATCTGGTCGCCAGACTGCTGGTACCATCCCGACTACATCAAATTCCACATGGAACACCGGGACAAGCAGCGCCTCGTCACCCTGCGGCGCAAGCAGGTGTTCGCGCTGACCGACCGCACACTGGCCACGGTGCTCGATGATACGATTCCCTGCTGGAGCTTTTACCGGCATGTCCCGGTCAATTTCGCGGAACCGCTGCCCCATCAGTTCACCGGGGTCGTCACCTTGGACAACCCGGCTGGCCTCCTAATCAAATTTGCCCGTGAACTCGTTTGATCTTTTAACCCACCGCCTGCGTCCCGAACACTTTGATCCTTTTTCAAAGACGGACGCGCTGTTGGTACCCCACCAGCGTCAGGGAGTCTTCTTTCACAGCGGCGACTTCGGCGACATCATCTACGCGTTGCCAACCATCCGGGCCTTGGGTGGCGGCCATCTTGTGATCGGCCCCAGTCCCCTCTGGAAAACCCGTCTTCAGATGACCGCAGAGCACGTGGAACTGCTGCGCTCCCTCTTGGAACTCCAACCCTACATCCAGAGCGTAAGATTTTCCGAGACTACGCCAGATAACGTGGACTTCGATCTGAACCGTTTTCGCGAGTATCTGGTCATGGAACCGGAACTGATGAAAAACGGCCAACGCCGGTTCAATCTGGCCGAAGCCCACCTGTATACATTCAAGATGCCCCTTGCCGAGTGCCGGTCTTCTTGGTTGACCGTCGACCGGGTGGAAACCATCGCCGGGCGGCCCGTGTTAATTCACCGGAGCGCCCGCTGGCGAAATGCTGCCTTTCCGTGGGACAAGATCATGGAGCGCTATGCCGCGTACGCTGTCTTTGTTGGTCTGGAGAGTGAGTACGAAGACTTCATCTCTGAATGGGGTCGCCTGCCCTTTCGACCTACCAGCACCTTCCTCGGGCTGGCCCGCCTGATCGCCGGATGTGATCTTTATATCGGCAACCAATCGCTGCCCTACGCCCTGTGCGAAGGGCTGAAACAGCGCAGCATTCTCGAAGTCTGGACGGAAGGAGCCAACTGCCAGTTCGAGCGCAAAAACGCGTTCTATGGAGATGGCCGACTATTGTTCGTGCCAAAACTGGACGATTTGAATATGAACGAACACGCTGTGTCGTGTCCCTTGTGCGGACAGGCGGCACCCAACACCGAAGCCACGGTCACTTGCGAATGCGGCATGGTCTACGCCCGCGTGCGCGGCAACAACCACCAGTACTACCAGCATTACGCGGATGACCATTCACACATGCGTTTGCCCAAGACCGTGGATGAAATCAGAACCAGTGGCCTGCGCCGGGAAGCCTTGGTGCAGGAGTTGAGCATCCGCATTCCGCCGGGAACCTTGCTGGATGTCGGCTGCGGCTGGGGTGCCTTTCTGGCCTGTGCGCGAGAGCGCGGCTTCACTGTTTATGGCGTCGACATCTGCCACAAAGCGGCCAACTTTTCCGCCAGCGTCCTCGGCATTCCAACGCTGTGCGATGAACTGGTTGATTGCGCTTTCGCGCCGGACACCTTCAATGCCATCGGTTTCAATCACACACTGGAACGGCTACCGGACGCGGAAGCCGCTTTATGTTTTGCGCACCGGATCATGAAACCCGGCGGCCTGCTGTTCGGGCTGACGCCCAACATTCGTTCCTTCGCCGCAAAGCAAATGGGAGCCGACTGGCCTTGGCTCGACAGCGAGCACAATTATCTGCACTTCGCACCCGACACGTTGACCAAACTGCTGGAAAAGTGTGGTTTCAACACCATCGAATACTTCAGCCGCGTCGGTGACTTTGATCTCAATGCTCTGCGGGCCTTGATCGTCAAGAGCACTCCCGCTGAAGACGTGGAAGTCACATTGAACGACCTCAATGTCCGTGGTTACGGAGAAGAACTGCTGTTCTTCGCCCGCAAATGAGTAACATCCTCATCATCGTCAGCACGTTCAATCGCCGCGATCTCACCGGGATTACACTGGACGCCATCAAGCACAATCGGTCGGCCTATTCTGACGTGGTGGTGCTGGACGATGCCAGCACCGAGTATGATGCCGCGTGGTTGGCCCGCTGGGGCTTCACCGTACGCACCCGGACTACCTCGCTCGGTGTAGGCGGCGCGGCCCGAATGCGCTACCTGAACTTTCTGGCGTCCCCGGCTCACTATCGCTACTGCTGCATGTTGGACAACGACCTGTTGCTTTGTCCGCGCTTCGATCTCCGCCTGTTGGAACTCTGGAACCGTACACAGGGACAGCATACCCCGTTGACCGTGGTTACCGGTTATCGCTCCGTCACTCAACGGGTAAAACGCGCCCACTCCGACTGGCTGGAGATGGACACGGTAGGCGGTGCCTGCCACTTCGTTGACCGGCACACGGCACTGCGAGCCGTCATGGCCATGCCGTCGGAACCGTGGGAACACGCATGGGATTTTCGGATTTCACGTGTGTACCAGCAAGTTATTGCGCCGGTACGCTCCTTCATCCAGCATCTCGGAATTCACGGCAGCGGTGTCAACGGTATTTCCAGTGACGTAGCTTTTGATTATGACTAAAACCCTCACACTTATCACCATGTCGCAGGGCAATACACAGGCATTGCGACGCACCTTTGAAAGCTACGCTCCCCATTGTCAGCAGATTGTATACGGCGACGTGTTACTGTTTGAAGATGATCGCGAAGCGGTGCGGGCCATGCAGAAAGACTTCCCGCTGGAAATCGTGGCTTTCCCTTTCAACTTCATCTTCCTGCATGGTTTCAGCGCCATCCTGAACGCACTGGCGTACCACGCCAAAACCGACTACGTGACCTACGCCAATTGCAGTGAAATCATCGACCCTAATTTTCCCATTCAACTGAACCTGCTGGATGATGACGCATTCAACTGCTTCTTTTTCCGGCACGCGGTGGAACAGCATCGCTGGGTGCGCACCTACAACCCACGGGAACTGCGCTGGAGCGGCATGATCCATGAGGAAGTCGACGGCGAACGCCGCATGTGCCCATCGGAGATTTTCTACATGGCTGACACGGAAAAGGACACCGCTGACCCTTTCAAGGCCCGTGTCTGCGATGACGTGAAAGAAATGGTCTACTTCGAGCAGCTTGACCGCCTACGCAGACACCCGGAAATGCTGGGGCGCACCAGTCAAGGCTGGCTGGACTACACCAACGCGCAGGGCCTTTACTACGAAAGTAAACAGCGGGAACGGGGCCGCCGGTTTGACGCCTTTCTCAACAGTGATCTGGCCCTGTATCTGGCTCAGGCATCCCTTGATTTCAAATGAACGTCTACACTGTCATTATCCCCCACTATCGCAACGGGCGCATGACCGCCTATTGCCTTTCCCAGTTGCTCAAGCACGACGGCTGGCGCATGAACATCATTGTTGTAAACAACAGCCCAGAGAATGATCCCAGCCTGCGCTATCTGGAACCCTTTCGTTCCCGCGTCACCTTTTTGCAATATCCCACCTACTGGATACAATCCCACGGCGCAGCTTTTGATTTTGCGCTGCCCCACGTCACGACGACCTACTTCATCACCTTGGAGTCCGATAGCTTCCCCACCGAATCCGGCTGGTTAAACTATTACGACAAGCTGGTCGCGGAAGGTTTCCACGCTGCCGGTTCCGTACTGAGCCTGTCAGGCGGCACCTATTTGCACCCCGCTGGCGCACTGTATCGCCGCGATGTCTGCGAAAAGGCCAGTGCCGTCTGCCGGTACCATCCCTACGCCTACGTGCCCAACATCTCACAACGGGACGGCTTTGATTACCACCTGATGGTTCATTACCGGATTTTGGACGCTTTCTGCCGCTGTCCTGATGCTTTTCACGTAACGGTTGCGCCCCGCTACACCGACGAAGCCAGTATCCGCCGGGCCATCGTGAACTACCGCCCTTTAACCGGCCTGTTTCACAACGGCTGCGGTAACAAGGATGACAGCCTGTTCACCTATTCTCAACGGAACTTTGAGAGCGAACCGCCTAACCTCGTGCTCACGGAAAAGGCCGACCTCATTCATCGCGTCGGCTATGAACCGGGTCAGTTTCTCGCCTACTGGCTGCACGCCCAAGGCCGACCTGTTTTCTACGTGACCACGGAAACCAAATGGCTGCCTAACCGGGAAAATCAGCAGCAGGAATTTACCCTCACCGAGTTCGGACTGAAGCATCTCTGGGGTATGACCGCGTACGATGGTTGCGCGGCCCCGGAGCACCGGGATATTGTGGAATTCAAACGCCAGCAGCTTGACGAGCTTTATGGCTCACTCCCTGCCGGAGACAGAAGATAGTTTTGGTAAATCCGCACGTTTCTGTTTACAACCGCGTAGAGGGCGAGATTTTTTCGCGCCATGAGATCGTCCAACGCCGCGAAGCTGAAAATAATTGCGTGGCCCAGCAGTGGATCGACGTAACCATCCTCCACGGTGACAAAATCAGCAAACGATGTCTCAATGTATACAAACCCTCCCGTCTTCAGCGCGGTGCGAACCTGATCCAATTCCTGAAAGGGCTGATGCAGATGCTCCACCACTTCCACCATGCTCACGCAGTCAAAATGTTCTGCGGGCATACAGTGGTACCCAAAGGCGTAGCGGTCGTAACCCTGTGCCTGCATTCCAGCGGCGAGCGCTGCCTCCACCAGCAAACCACGGCCACAACCGAAATCCAGCAGGGAACGGCAGCCAAGGGATTGAATCACCTGTAAGCGCACCGGATTCTGGTCGTTGCGATCCAGCAGCCCGCTGCCGCCTACCATGTTGGCTTGCGCCAGCGGAGCCGTGTAGATGGTTCGGCAGCGAGCGCACACATGATAGGGCACACCAGCCTTGAACTTGACGGGATCGTTACTGGTGCTGCACAGCGGACAGTTCATCACGCTGTAAGAACCGGATTAAACCCGGAGCAATTGCAGTCCTGAAATGGAACCGACCACGCGTAATGTGATGTAGCCGCCCGCTGGCACCGTCAGTGTGTATTTGACGTAGTTCTGCCCCTCGACGTAGGTGGTGGCCACGGTCGGGTTGTTGGACAGCACGGTTGGCGCAGCCAAATTGACCGAGACGTAGAAATCCGTGGGGTCGTTGTTGGCGTAGAGATAAAGTTCGTAGTCACTGGCGACCAGATTGTGCAGCCGGAACGTGTTTTCGTACGGCACCGGCCCCACATAACCCCCGATCCATGTTTGCAGCAGCGTGCTCCAGCTTGCCCCGGAACTGGCCGCCGAAAACAGGGGCGCAATCCGCTCCAACACCACCGGACTCCGCGTGTTGTCGTAACCGTTCAAGGGCAGCACCGGGTCTTCGGAAAAATAGTAAAAACCGCTCGCGTAACAGGCTGACGTGGCGGTCGCCGTGTAGTCCACCGGTGTATACACGTTCCAGTAATCGCTGGGCGTATAGCCTGCGGCAGCGCCGCCAACCACGCTGCCGCTGCCGTTGAACGAGATGTTTACCAGCAATGGCGCAGGAGTTGTCAGCTTGAAATAATTCAATCCGCTGTTCCACAGAGCCACGACTCCGGCGCTCAGGTCACGCACCAGTCGATCTGGCGCAAAGCGAATCTTGCCGCCCTGTCCGATGACCGTAACCCCGTTTTGCGCCACCCAGTAGCGCCCGAGCAGGGCGGGATTAAGCGTCTTGCGGCTGACCTCGATGTTGAAGAACATCTGCGCGGTCAGGAGATCACCCAGCTTAGCGCCCCGTTGCACGGTCTGGCCGACCTGTACACTGACCACGCTGAGGCCGCCAACTGTTGTAGTCACACCCCAGCCGTGGTCAATGACCACATGCGCCACGGCTGTCCGGGCAAGCTGAGAGTCACTATTGCGCCACGCTGGCGTAGTCCGGTATATCTGGGCTACCGCACCGGTGCCTGCGGCAACCGCTGCTGTTTCCCCGGCTTCCATTTCCACTGTGAGGCCAGAAACAGGATAGCTCACCGAGGCGGGTGAGTAAGGAAACAACACGTTAGCTGACCGGGCAAACGGCGGTTTCAGTTTGGACAAAACAGCGAGCGTGTCAGTGGATAGATTCATGGTGTGCGTTGCGCTTGACCGCTGATGGCTGAGGGCGTGGAGAGGTCGATGGAATCAACGTAGAAGGTAGCCTCCACTGTCAGCAGCGTGCTTTCCGTGTAGCTCAAATCAGCGATCTTGTAAGCCCCCAGCCACGCTTGATGCAGCAAGTAGATGGTGTGCAGCACCATGTTCTGCTCCAGCGGATCGCTCCCCAACTGTTCGTAGGTCACCGCTTCCTCGAAACTGGTCGGCTGCTCGCTGAATTTTTGCGCTCCCTGCTGGATGGCACTCTGCCGGGCATTGAAAGTTCGATACGCCGCATTAGCGCGGGCGGTAAATTCCTTGAAGGCGGCGCTGTCGCTGCCGTCATTGTTGAAGCCACCGGCGTTCGCATCACCGCCGCGCAGCAGATAAAGATTGATGTCGAACTGAAAATCCACCCGAAAGTCATTGTTTAGCAGCAGGTGCCCCCGGTTGGTCGTGTAGCCTTGGTAGCGTGCGCCCCGCCCGGCCCGTGTCAGTGCCAGCCACGCATCGAGGAATTGGATCACATCGCTGCGCTCGTTCTGGTCGTGGGTATCCCACATGAAAACGAGCTTCACGGGATCGAGCGGATCATCCCACGACGGCACGTTGTAGGGCACACTGTCGCGCCGGATCGGCTCCGCTTTGGTTCTTAGTTCCGGCAGCGTTACGGAACGCACATACTGCGGGATCACATCCACCAGTTTTACGTTGGCCGCCGCCCCGACACCGCGAATGGCCGACACGAAATCGACGAAGAACAGATCGGTGCGCTGCGGCTCAAGGCCGAAGCTGTCCGCCTGTTTACCCCAGAGATTGATCTGGGAAATGGATTCAATGTCACGAGCCATCGCACTGTAACTACCTTAGAGATGAATTTTGGCTTCACGTACGCCGGACTGGTTGAGTCCAACAAAGACCCCTTGAAGCTGGGTCGCCTCAAGGTGCGGGTGCCGCATGTTTACGGCTCCGACGCCACCGGCAGCGGCTATATCGCTGTAAACGATCTGCCTTGGGCGATGCCTGCGGGGATGCCTGCGGGTGGTTCTGCCAGTTCCGGCGGTTTCAGCCAGATTCCTTCACCGGGTGACAAGGTGTGGGTGCGCTTTTTGGACGGGGAGCCGGAGAAACCCATCTGGGAATGGGGGATGCAGTCCACCGCCGACCGGGACGCTCTCAAGCTCCACCGCTACGCCACCGGCACGCCGGTCGGTGCGCCGGATCGGACGCTCTGGACGCGCTACAGCCATGCCATCGAGATCAACGAAGGCTCCATCATCGTCACCACCAGCCAAGGTTACCGGCTCGTGGTGACGGACGCGTCCGGGGCCGGAGAACAGGATGGCAAGCTTACCCTGACCACGCAGAAGGGCAACCTGATCGCGCTGGACGATCTTGATGACACGATGAAAGTCATCGTGCTGGAAGACCTCTATTTCACCGTGGGCACCGGCGTCATCGGTACGTCGGACAGCTTCTCATGGGAAACCATGACGCAGGATTTTGACCTGACCGCCGGGGGAGCCTTCAACCTGACCACCGTCGATGGCATCAGCCTCACGACGGCTTCCGATACGCTGATTGATTCACTGGGTGATACCGAGTTCACCACCAGCGGCGATATGCTGATGGGCTTTGCCACGCTGCAAATGGGCTTGGCCGCCACCGAACCCGCCGTGCTCGGAGCGCAGCTTGAACTGTTTCTAAACAGCCTGCTGCTCTGGCTCAGCACGCACACGCACACCAGCGCCTCGCCGGGCAGTCCCACTTCCCCGCCCAACGTCCCGCCGTTACCCACTGTGCAGCCGCCGGTCGCTGATCTGCTTTCCACTACGATTACCCTTCAAGATTGACGCATGTCGCTTGCGCCAATAGCAAAAGGCACGGGTCGGGGTCGGCTAATCCGAAAATTATCCCGGATTGATCGCGCTCCGCTGAAAGCGCTCTTGGCGATCTTCGAGATCAAACACAAGGACTACGACCTGAAAGTTCAGGAACAGCGGGAATGGGCTTTGAAGGATGCCGAGCTAAAATATCGCGAAATGATGTGCCGGGTACACCCGGACAAGGGTGGCAGTCATGCCGATTCCGCTGCTTTGAATCGCGCCATTGAACGTGTGCGCAGCATCATCCGGCGCGGCAACCAATTGCGGCTTCCCCGTGTCCGCAAGAAAGTCATCTCCAAGCGCCGAATTTATCGCAAATACTGCGAATACAGTATTTGCAGCAAAGGCTTCACCACCAGCACCAAGAACCGGCGCTTCTGCTGTCCCGATCACCGCTGGCGCAACCACATCGAGAAAACCAAAAAACTCCGTTCTATTACTGCGTATGGCCATCAAAACCAATCTCAAGTCGATGACGCCCCGGCGGCAGGTGTACAAGCGGGAAATCACCCTGCTGTCCCACGGGTACTCTAGTCCCACGCATTGGCCGGATGGCAGGCTCACGGTCTATCCGTGGGATAACGCCATCGACCAATGGTTGATCGACAACGTGCGGAAAGGCAGCCGACAGGAACTTGTATACGGTCTGCTCACCCATTGCTGCAATCTCAACGGGGGCAAGCTGGATGACTTCGTGGCCGATGAAATCAACACGGTGCTGCTGGTCAGCCGCGCTCTGGCCACGGATGGGGCGGTTGTTTACACTTCCGTATGCACCCACTGCGGTTTCAAAAAACCGGAAACCATCAAGGTGCCCGACGAACTGGAAAAGGTGGGCGAGAAAGCCGCCGACTATCCGGGCTTCGATGTCATCACGCTGCCGCATGACAAGGATGTCGTCAAACTGCGCCCCCTGCTGGTCTTGGACGAGAAGCTGATTTTCAACCGCGCCGACGAGGATCGCAAAAAGGTGCCGGATGCGGAACTGCGCACCTTGATGCGGGTTGTGACCATCAACGATACCAAACCCGACACACAGGATGAACTGGTGATCTGGGGCCGGGCCTTGCACGCCAAGGACATCAAGTTTTTGGAAGACAAGGGGCGCGAACTCACACCGCACCTGAACACCAACATTCCCCACGTCTGCGATGACCCGGAATGTGGCAAGAAATTCCTGCACCCTTTGACCTTCGATCAGGAGTTTTTTCGTTGACGCGGCATATATCAGCCGCGAGGCGCGTTATCGCCTCCTTTTTGAACTAGCTTGGGACAACCACGGCCTCACGTTGAACCTGAACGATGTCCCGGATGCCATGCTCAACATGATTCTGCGCTGGCGCAACGAAAAGGTGGAGATGGAGAATCAGGCCGCCAAAACCGAACCGTTCATCTAAGCTGGCGCTGGCCGTGGCTCCGGTATCATCGCGGCATCTGTATGTGCGAGATTAACGACATCCTGAATTCGATCAAATGACTGATTTAGTCTTCGACGCCAACAGTCTCTACGCCAGATCGTGGTTCGCCGCGCAGCGCATCAGTCCTGATCCCAAAGAGGCCCTGCGATTGTCGATCAACACGATCATGTTGCTGCTCAACCCGGATACCAACAAGATCGGCAGCATCTTCGACCGCACGCTGTTTGCGTGGGATGGCCAGCAGAACAAGGCCAAGAAGCGGGACGAAAAACCACCGGAGTATCACGCCACCAAGGCACTCTTGAAGGACGTACTGGAATTCATGCTGGGCACCGTCAACGTCGAACACCCGGAAGCGGAAGGTGACGACATCGTGGCCACGGCTGTATACAACGCCAAACCCGACGACCTCATTTACATCGTCAGCGGTGACAAAGACCTCATGCAGCTTCAGAGTCGGCGCTGCCAGTATTATTCCCTGAACGACAAGGCCGTGCTCTCCACCGCCTTCATCAAGCACAAATTTCACAACATCAAACGCCCCAGCCAGATTGCCATTGAACTCGCCATCATCGGCGATCAGGTGGACAACATCCGGGGTATCGAAGGCTACGGAGAAGTGCGCTGCAAAAAGTTGTTCGAGGCCGTGACCCCGGAAATGTGCTTTTCGGAAGCAGTAAACGCCATCGTCGCCCAGTTACCGGAAAAGCAGGAAAAGGAATTCTGGCAGGCTTTGGAGCGCACCCTGCTCCGCAACGATCTCCCGAACATTCCCGCGCCGGTTCCCATCGTCATGGCTGATCCCGAGGAAGTGACGGCGCTGGGCATTCCCCAGATCGGCCACTACTACCGGGAAGCTTACGCGATCTACGCCTAGAGGTTCAGGATCGGAATGGAACCGCCGCTGGCCCGGTTGAAATAGCGGGTCACCGAGAATTCCAGAAAGGCACCGCCGGAAGCATTGCCGACCATCTGCACCTGCGGGTAAGCCGACGTGAGCTTGAGGGTCTTGACTTCGTTCACCGAAAGCGTGTTGTAGAAATCGCTGCCGCTTGCGCCCAGATCAACCCACGCGGAACCGTTGTATTCCTGAAACCGGTAGTTCATCGTGTTGACGCCGGAATTCTTGATGACTACCAGCGCGTTGACGGGGCCAGACTGAAGGATGCTCCAAAGCGTGCTCTGCGTCTCGCCGACAATCTGCGAATCAGTGTTCAGGATAATCATACGCTCTAACTACACGGTTGATTAAAAACGGATTCGCCATGTTAAGGTCGGAGAAAAGTCCGAGGTTTTGTTGACGCTGACCGCCCGAACCTTGCGAGCAATCAGAGCCTCACCGCCGCTGAACAATCCCATTTCACTGATGATGTAGCCGTTGGCGTCATCACTGGCGAGTGTAAACGCCACCCGCACCACAAACGGAGAAAGGAAATCCACTGCGTCAAGTGGCTTGGTGGTGCCGCCCGTATTCAGCGTGATCGGTGCCTGTAGCGCCACATCGGTTACCTTGGCGGGCGTCAACCCGGTACCGACGCCAAAATTCTGCACCGTATAATCGGCGATGGGACTGCGAAAGCCGAAAGCGTAAGCTACGATCTGACGGCCCTGATCCACGAACAAATTAGTACCCAACGGCACTTCATGGCGCTCCAGACCCCAGCCAGTGTATACACCGGGAGTAGGCGTGATCCAGCCGTAGTCCACAGCTTGCTGGGTCGTCAGGCTTTTGCCATCGGCCAGCTTGATGCCGGAAACTGTCAGGATGCCTTTGGGTCGGTTCATGCTTGCTCTGCCGGATACGGTTTACCGGTCATTTTACTCATCTGAGGCTGCCCTTCGTCTTCCGGGCCGTCCACGATCTTTTTGAAAAGCGCGTAGTCCGTTTGATCGACATTAGGCGGCCCCTGCCGGGATAAGCGTTCCATGAACCGCACATGGCGTCGCTCGCGCCGCTCACTGATCCCACGAATCACCCGGCGGGAGATGGATTCCAAGCGCGGAGGAAATTCACACTCACACTTTGGACAACGGGCTACTTCGGTATCTTCGACAACCTGCACCGTGGCGTCGCTGCTGCCGCAAGCTGGGCACGTTTGATTGTCCTGAAGATCGAAAGCCTCTGTCGGCGGTGCCTCCAGAGGAATCTCAGCGGCTTCCGGGAGCACCCGGAGGATGGCTGCTTTGTAAACGTCGTAGCTCACGCATCACGAAGCCAGAACAGGGTTAACCACCATGTTGTTCACGTCCTGCGGATAATACCGGTCGATCTGGAGTGAAAACAAGAGGTTAACGAACCCGCTCTGCGTCATGTCCGCGTCGGAGAACTTCAGCCCCTTGATGATGCAGCCCTCAAGGACGTAGGTCAGTCCTTCGTCCATCGTGTTCTCGCCGGGCTGGACGTTGCCACGAATGTCCTGTGCCTGCCGCTGCATGTTCGGCACGATCCAGCGCATGATGCCCTTGGCCTTGCACTGCGTGGTCAGACCCACGCCGCCCGTGCGGGGATTGGACACCAGCCAGTACCATTTCTCCAGCGCCTCGGCCACCTGTACTCCGAATGCGTAGCGCACCGGGATTTCGATGGAGGGCGTCGGGGCGTCGCGACCAATCAGGAAATTGGTCTGCTGCATGTATTTCACTTCGATCATGTCGCGTTCGCGGGCCGGGAAGGGAAACTTCTCCAGCAGGAACTCAACGTTATTGCGCCAGTCGACACCCAGCGCTTGCGGAAGGATGATGGACACCTTCCACAGATCGCTGCGTTGAAGATCAAAGCCGTTGGCGGACGCAATCGCGCCAAACGTGTTGTTGAAGTTCATCTTTGACATAAGTCTTAGCCGAGGCTGTTAAGGACTGCGCCGCTCTCGCGGACAATCGCGTTGATGTAGATACGTTCTGCGACATCCGTCGGAATGAGTTCGAGATCGACGATGACCTCGCGATTGTTCCGTGTTTCCGCTGTGTTGTTCCGGCCATCCATGACCAGATTGTACTGCTCGATTCCGCGCTCGTTGACGATGCGATCCAGAAATTCCGTAAACGCGAGCTTCAACTGGATCAGCAGTTCCGCGTCGTTCGGATCGAACACATACCGGCGAGCCACGGCGGCCATGCCGTTGACGACCCAGTTGACGAGGATGACGTTGTGAACCGCCGTGAGCTTGCTCTCCGCCCGCTGCATCGTGCGTTCACCGTAAATGTAGTGGCGGCCCTTGATCTTGAGGATCGGGTTGACGCTGTTGCCGTTCCCGTACATCGCCTGCTTGGTGTCTTCCGACACGCGGTCAAACTGCACCCGCTGTGCTTCCGGCAGGTAGCCGCGATTTTCACCGGCAGCCGCAAACCACGGCTTGTCGACGTTGAAGGTGTTGCCCATCGCCCGGAGGACGCCCAACGACGGCGGCACCCACTTGGTTTCCGCCCAGCGGTTGGAACGCACGAACCAGTTCCAATAGACAGCGACATTGCGGTTATCGAGCCGGGTGCCGTCCTGATCGGGCAGCTTGCCGTTGTGCCAGTCGATGGCTTCACGGGCATTGAGGCCCGCCGGAACGTCGCAAACCGCCAGCGCGTTGATCTTGGCGCAAGTGCGGCCCATCTGCTCCATGATGGCCGTGCTGACGTTATCCATTGGCGCGGCCAGCAGGTTGATTTCAACCGTGTCCGTGTCTTCAAAAGCACGGATACCGCTCATGGTGTCCGTGGTGGGATCGAGGTCGCCGATCCAGTCAGAGTCCTGCGGATTTTCACCATTGTAGCCGAGCGTGAACTGACCGCCCGTGTCCTGCACGTTACCCACGGTGATTGCGAGCCAGCCTGCGTTGGTGGCACCCAACGGCATGGGCACCGGCAACCCTGCCGTGGCCGTGCTGCCGAAGAAGCGCTGATCCCACGGGGCAACCGTATTGGCCGCCGTCCACTCATCGCTGAGCACCGAGGTTTGGTCAGCCACGTAGACATACGCGCTGCGACCGACCGCCAAGCGCACCGTCCAGAAGTTGGTGGTGTCCGACGGATCGTCGGTGATGTTGTCGTGTGTTTCAACGAGCGCGGAGTTCCAGTAAACTTCGAGCTTCTTGGTACCGCCGTCGGAACCGGGGCGAACCTTGAGATACAAGCCTTGGCTGCTGTCCGCGCCATTGGCCCACGTGCCCTCGGTGGCCGCGTTGAGATACAGGGCCGGAAGTTTTCCGGTGGGCTTGTAGAGGACGGCTGCCGTGTAGTTGTCCTGCAACGGCAACGCCTGATAGCCGATCTGCGGCAGGTCGGTCTTTTCCAAGAAGATGGTGCCGCTCGTGTCGCCGTAGTCGATCAGGCTGCTCTTGACCCGCACTTCCCGCGTGCTGTCCTTGTTCGTTTCCTTGATCGTGAACACGTCGCCCGCTTGGATCGCCGTGGCGTTGGACGCGCACCAGAACTGGAACTGATTCTTGTAACCCGTGACGGAACCAACGGCGGTATACACCGCATCCGCCGTCTGGGAGGAATCCGTGCCGTAGGTGTAGGCATACAGGACGCCTTCGGCTCCGTTGGCCGCCTTGTCAAAGACGTTGTAGCTGATCTGGCCTGCCGTATAAGCCGCCGCAAACGGATCACCCGAAGTTGCAATGCTGATGGTGCCACCGCCTGCCGAAGTCACCGAGACGTTGACGGTGGAAACCATTCCGGTCTGCTTGACCCGCAGGAATACATCGTTTCCGGCATCCCGTAGTGCCTGAATGCGCGGCGCGTTCGACACGCTGTAGAGCGTGTAGCCGCCGACGGCTCCTGACGTGGTGCCGTCCGCCGGGGCAAGCTCCGTGTACCGGTTGCCGATGCGCACGACCGCAATCGCATCCGTGAAGTTGGAAATGGCGTCCACCGCATCCGCCAGAAAATAACCCGCGCCGTCGGGCGTGGTGAGATCGCTGGTATTGTTGGTGGTGTAAGTCGTCGTGATCGGATTGCCGAACAGATTCACGAAATCCTTCAATGAGCGCACCGGCGTCGGCACGTCAAATGGCCCCTTGGAGGCGACGCCGATCAAACCGGGCTTGAAGCGACTGGTCGCCGGGGTGAAGAAGGATTTGTCGACAATCGTCGTATACACTCCGGGGAATGTTTTTGGTGTAATCGTTGCCATAAATCACGCTTGTAATACTGTTTCACCGCGACGGTTAATCACACGAAAAGTGTCTACGAGTTCAACTTGACGTGTCTCAACAACTCGCGAAGGATATTCATAGGCCACCAATGCGAGCATTATTTCCGCTTGCTGTTTTTTCAAACGCAAATGCGGCAAAACTTGAGTCAAAAGGCTGCTGAGAGAGCACGTTGAAACATTCCACAGGTGCAAACGGCGTGCGTTCTTCGAGCGTTTCTTTTTGGTGCAAATACAACCGACTCCTGTCTCTTTCTTGATCCGCTCAAGCAGTGCCCGGTTAGTGCTCCCGACTTCCAAGCGACAATCAATGCTTCCTCGGCGCAGGGTAGCCGTAATGCAGCCTTCACCATCAATGAAGCCCGCCAGATACGCAGCCTGTATCACCGTAAGCTGATTCGCCTGTTTTCGATAACCGCGCTTTTTCATCACTGCATTAACTACACGGCCACCCTCCAAAACCAGAACCTCCGGCGCAGTCATTTGACTCGCCGGTGTATACACCGTCTGGCTGGCTGGGTTGTCGTGCATGTTCACTCACTCTAACTACACGCTCGTAATGGTACCGTTCCCATACGACGCCACACCCGAGGCCGGGGGATACCCCGGAAATGCCAGCGGGCCGGGAGTCGTGACCACAAAAGAGGTAAACTGGAGCGTATCCACCTGCTCGGCTTGCAGCCGTTCCTCCCGCAACGTGCTGGCACATTCACCGGCGGGCGGCATGACGGTGACCTGCTCCCGGTAGTCAACAATGGTGCTGTCCGGCTGCTCGCGCAGGCTGACCGTGCCGATAAAATCAAAGGCCGCGTTCACCGCTTCCGGGGGCGCACTGCCTTCGCGCAAAATCAAATTCCAAAGCGCCGGATAAATCCGATAATCGAGGTCGATCTCGTAGCCTTCCACAACCACCGTGAAGCTGGTGCGGAATTCGACGTTTTTGCTGTCCTCGGGTTCTTCGGGCGTCAGGTTCTCCACATCGCCGTCGATAAAGAGGCGCACCAGTTTGTCGCCGAAGCCGGGATAGCTGACCTTGATCCACGTCTGTAGCTGCGGGCCGCCGGTGCGCCAGAACTCGCGAAAAAGCTGGGACAGGAAAAACGCCTGCGTGTCGGGCCGGTTGCAGAAATGGTCGATTTGAAACCGATAGTCAAACGCCATCGGGAAGCGGCTCGTGGTGACGTTACCCATGCCGCATTCCGTGAAGTTGGTGCCATTGTTCGCAACTCCGTATACACCCGGCCCCGGATTGCTGACCGAGGGCCAGTTGATCCAACGCATCCGGTGAATGGAAAAATTGTGCGACTGCCGCAGCTTCCACCCCTTCCTGTATACACTGATGACCGGATAGCGCACGGGGGCTGGATAGGGCTGGTAGAGCGGCACGCCGTTGGCGTCTTTCACGTCCAGCAGATACTTGAACGGATTGTTGGCTTCCGACCAAAGCTGGCTGAACAGGCTGAAGGCATCCATCGGACTGGTAAACACCACCGGCACCGCCGCGCCCCAGCGCAGAGTGAAGATGCGATTGAGCCAGAGTTGCAGCGCCAACTCGTGGTACCGCATACCGGTACTGCTGAGTGCGCCTGCGGGAACGTTTAAGGTGTTGCCTGTCCAGTTGTCGGCCACGCCTTAACTACGGGGGAAGCGAGACAGGGAAGAAGGCAACGAGCACGGTGGCCTCGGCACCGTGCTCGCGCAGGAAATTAACGGGCGGCGTTAGACCGGAACGAGCAGCGAGGTCTGCATTTTGACCTGCGTGCCGTTTTCCAGTTCCACGTCGGCAAACCCGGAATTCGCATCACTGATGGTCTTGACCTTGCCCTTGGCCCCGGTAAAACCTGAGATCGGATCATCCACGACGGCCACCGTCTGACCACTGGTGATGTCTTCACCAAGAATCTGGTTGACGGCTGAACGCACGTAGTTCCGGCCACCGTTTTGAACGGACTCCGCGATGATGTTCTTGATGTCTTTCATGCGATCTAACTACTTTGGTGGATCGACCAAAACGACTGCGAGCACAAGCTCATCCACTTTGTCCCACGGTTCATACCAGTCTGACCCGCGACGCAGTTGGTTCATCAGCGCTTCTGACGATCCGGCTACAGTAACTACGAACTTGTCCCGCTGAAACTTGATCCCGATGTTTTGCACCATGACTTTGACCTGCGCTTCCATCTTTTTGACGCGCTCAGCCAAGTCCGGCACCGGCTTCATTCGCAGGGCACTGAAACCTGTCATGATGGCCGCTGCCGCTGCCGCCTGCTGTTTGGGCTGGCGTAAACGCCGGGTCATTACGTCGTTGAGCGACGCTTCCAGTGCCTCCCCAATCATACTTCAGGCAGGGGCCGTGTTTGTATACGTTCGGATGGCGGAGGATTGCCGGGATCGAGCAGAGGCCGCGCATCACCGTCCGCCGGGATGCAGGTTTCGCAGACCAGCCCCAGCCACACGTTGGTCTGCTGCCAGAAGGAGGTCGGCTCCAAAACCACGTTGATAATCATGTTCCGGTAACCGTTGTAGTACATGATGTCACCCCGCATGGGAAACCAGTCGGCTTGCGCGAGCAGCAGATTGGCCATCCAGATTTTGTACTTCTGCTTGGGCACGATACCCACACGGGTCAGCCGCCAATCCGGGCGCTCCGCTTGAATAATCACCGGCATCTCGATGACGCGGGAAAATGTCGTTCTATCGTCCAGTGAAACATGCCACAACTGGTCGACCTTTTCCGAACGCCGGTCGACCTCGTAAAACTTGGGGTAAGGACGGGGCGAGCTTACCTTTATGTACTCGGCATGGATGCCCAGCGCCGTGGTTGTATCCGACAGCCGGTATTGCTCCGGGTCGTAATGCCACTCTTTTCGTTCTTTGAACGTCACACCGTAACTATCTATAGCAGATGAAAAAGCCTGAAGCCCTTGTGCAATTACTCGAAGAACTCCAAGGAGAAAGCATCCGCTCCGACGTGGAGGTCACCAAAGCCTCCAAGGCGGTCATCTACATCGACGCGGAAGCGGCGACCAGCGATGATGGCATTGAACTATCCGCCAAGGAGTGCGTGCTGCTGTTTGCCAACCGCAACATCGTGGAACGGCTGGTGGACGCCCTCAACAGCGGCGGAGCCACCCTCACCCTGTATGAAGTCGAAGTTTCCGTTGCCGCGCTGGAACAGATGGAACGTGGTTTTGCCGCCATCGACGAAGGCTGATCCATTGTCTACAAATGATTGAAACCGTCCAGTCACAGGAAGGCTACGCGACCATGCAGTATAAACTGGTCATGGGCCAGACGCGTTCACTGGCATTCGATCCCCAGCAAGTCACGTTCGTCGATGCCGAGATCAAGGACGATGTTTACGGCGCAGGCACCGGGATGCACACCTTCCGCACCCTCGATCCCGGTTTCTTGGACAATCTCAAGCAGGTGATGAGCAACGCCGATCCGAAGCTGGAATTCCGGCTCGGTTTCGGTTCCCCGCAAAATACTTTCTGGCTGCCGTGGCAACAGCACATCATCACCAATTACTTTTCCAAGTTTGAAGGCATCGGCACTGCCGCCGGACACTTGCTGGTGATCGTGACCGCCAACAACCTGATCCGCTTCTCCCGCGCCAATAAAGTGCTCGCTCGGAAAGGCACCGTGGCCGAGATCGTCCAAAGCATCGCCACGGAAAACGAACTGGAGGCGGTGATCGAACCCACGGACGGAAAATTCCTGCTCTACCAGACCTTTCAAGACGACACCCGCTTCATACATGAGCGCCTGCTGCGCCGGGCAATCACACCCAAGGGCCGTGGCGGATTCTTCTTTTTCATCCGGGATAACGTGCTGCATTTTCACACCCCGGATTATCAGTCCAGTGCCCGGCAGATGAATTATTACGACGTGTTCGGCACCGAACTGACGCTGAGTGACCTGTCCGAAGACCCCAAGCTATGGGACGGCGGACTGGCAGGCATCCGGGTCATTGCGCACGATGCCTACACCGGCCAGACAAAGGAAGTGGCCAGCGAACCCGATCACGCGCTGCGCTTGGCCGATTCCATTTATCAATACGACCGGATCAGCAACGGTCAGTGGAACACTCCGTATCACCTGTCGGAAAATCCACCGGTGGAAGTCAGCGCCATTGCCCAGTTCGGCTACCAGCGTTCGCGCCAGCAGGCGTTCCGCTGTCTGGTCAGTGTAGACAAAACTATTGTCATACGCCACGGCGATCTGGTGAACCTCGGGGTTACCCAGCAGAATTCCAAAGCCAGCAGCCACAGCGGCTACTATTACGTGACCTCCACGGCCCATTTAATTCGCAAGCAGGCCGTGCATAGCACGTATACAATGGAACGGGGCGAAGTCCGGGGGCAGGATCAAAGTCTTTCCGCGCAGAACACGCAGGAACAGCTTGTGCCCGCTTCCAAAGCACCGGGCCAAGACCCCAACATCCTTGAAGTGCAGAGTTCGGAGCTTACCAAAGGGGCTGGAAAGCAGTCGTCCGCCAGAACCTTTACGGTCGTGGCGGACGCTAATACTGGCCGCTGACTCAGGTGAGCGGGCCGGGAATCGTTTTGGCTTGGAATAGCTGCGGCGGATAATAGGGGTCATCCTTGCCGAAGCCACACTCCGTCCAGCGGCGCTGCGAATCAATCTGCATCCGCAACTGGCCTGACGTGGTGCCGGTGCAGAACACTTCAAGGAAGTTCCGGGTACCGCTGAGGAACTGCGTTTGCTGCCCACCGGGCACCAGATACACCGGCGCGGCAGTCAGGTTGTAGCGGGTGCCGCTGACGCTACGGTCATCCGTTTCGCGCAAGTGAACCGAGAAGTAGGTGTTGCCCACGTTCTCGAACAGGACGGCCATGTTGGTCTGGGTCGTGCCGCCGGAAATGGACGGCGGCCAGTCATCCTGTGTGTACAAACGCGAGGTCACGTACCCCGAAACGACGGGACACTGAACCAGCGTCTTGCGCGGTAGAGGCTGAACATATTCACCGGGGTTCATAGTGTCTCAGGAATGGTGGGTGTAAACAAATGGTTACTTGACTTCTTCGTCATCCGACGCGCCCTTGTCGTCCTTGGCTTTGGACTTTTTCTTGGGCCGGTCTTCGCCGCCTTCGCCACCTTCACCACCTTCACCGCCTTCGTCGTCAAGATCAGACGGCGGCTCATCCGGCATCGGCGGGCCTTCTTCTCCGGGGACACCGGCACCACCCTCAGCGCCTTCGATGCCGCCCATCTCGCCACCCATGTCACCGCCCATCTCGCCACCGGGGCCACCCATGCCTTCTTCGCCGGGCATCGCCTCGGGCGGGGGCGCAACAGCGGCGGCAATTTGTTCCAAAGAGGATTTCATTGAACGCAGAAGACTCAGCGCCGATTCGCCTTCTGTATCGGCTCCGATAGCGCTGTCGCTGAGGGGCGGCTCACTCGGTTCCAGCGTGTCACCGCCGACCTCACTGCCAAGTCCCATGTCAGACGCAGGCGCTTCGGAACCCATGTGGCTGAGTTCATCAGCCTCCATTTCCTCAACCAGTTTTAGTGCTTCGTTGATTTTGCTCATACAGTCACCGTTCGTTGTAACTACACTCTCCAAAATCAAATCGCGCAGAGGTTCACAGAGTGACATCTCTTGAGGTCGTATCCAGCCATACGCCCCTGATTCCATCGGCTTCACCATGCGGTTGCCGATCACGCGTTTTGGTTTTGCAGCAGACGTTGTTGTACTGGTCGGAAAATTTCTACCCCGCTGTCCCGGTGGAATTGCCAACGCCGGAGTCGGTTGCGGGGACGGTAAATTACGCCCGCGCTGTCCCGGTGGAATCGCGAGCGCCGGAGCCGCCGTGGCGGACGGCAACGGTTCCGGTTTGATGTCTTTGAACGCGGTGGTCGCCTTGGCTTTTTGATCCGCCGGAGTGCGTTTTGGCGCGTTGACGCTGACCGCCTGCGGCCCGACGCGAACAGGTGCGGGAACCGGGGGCGGCAGGCGCGGCGGAGCCGTGGGCTGCTGTCCGAGGTTGCGCATTTCCCGGCGTCGCCGGATTTCCTGTTCCTTGGCCTTGGCCGCTGCCATCTGGCCCTCAAAATCTGTCCAGCGCTTGGTCGCGTACTTCGTCAGACGATCCAGCTTGTCAGCCGTATCCGGGGTGTCACCGGGAAAGGAGGACAGCAAACCGTATACAAACTGACGGGCCGCCAGAATGTGTTTACAAAGACCGGGCTTCCCGTGGGGATTGGTTTTACGCGGGGCCTTGTTCCATGCCTGATTGAGCGACTGCGGGCCGACCACGCTGCTCTGGCGCTGCTTGTTCGCCCACGCCCAGCGGTAACGAAAATCCGGGCACGTGCAGTCCACCAGACATTCCAGATGTTGCAGCGGTGTGTTCTTGACGCTCTTGTTTTTCGGTTTGAAAAACTTCACGTAACCGTGATGCCGCAGCCCGGTGGTGCTCGGATTCGCCTTGAAGTTGAAGATGTAGTACACGACATCCTGATAGGAGTCGATTTCCAGCGGCGGCCCGCGCACCGTGAAGGAACGGTACACCCGTTTCGGCTCGCTGATCCGAAACAGCTTGTCGAAGGTCAGGCGCTCGCAAAGGCTGATGAACATATCAGGTGAGAGAACTCACGTTGGCCCCGGTGTACCCCGTCTCTCGCGCTGGCGCAGGCTCATTGGGTTTCAAATTCAACCGGCGCTGCTTGGGACGACGCTGCCCGGCGAACAACTGACGCGCCATGCTGGTCTGTTTGGGCTTGGCCCCCTGATACTGCGTCGGCGTGGGCGGCGGCGCAGGCTGCTGTTCAACATCTGCAAACTGGTGCGTCTGCTCCTTGGGCTGAAACTTGTTGAAACCGGTTATACGGTTGACCTGCTCACCGGTCGTGCTGCGCATACCGGCCAATGGATCAGCTTTCTTGGGCTGAACCTTCTCGGAAGGCTTGGGTTGAACGGGAAACCATCTCTCCTGACCACCCCGCTGAACCCGGAAAGGCAGCGGATATTGTGGACTTGCCATACCCAGCACGATTTCCAGTTCCTTGGGATTCCTAGTTGTATACGGCCCCACAATCCGGCTCTGATTGGTCACAAACTCGCCGGTGCCGGTGATGACATCCCCGGCCTGAATTCCCGCCTGCGCCGCCGGGCCGCTGGGATGAACCTCGACCACTTGGATGCCGTCCCGGCTTTGCCGGTCAAACGTCACGCCGATCTGTAGCGGGGCATTCAACAATTGAAAATCACCGACCTCGGGGTCAGGAGCCGGTTGCTGTTGCTGTTTCGGCACTGCCGCCGGGTTATCCGGGGCCTGTTCCGCAGCCGCCTCTTGTCCCTGCTCCAGTTCCTTGCTGCCCTGAAACACCTGTTCCACGTTCATCTGGGTCACGGTGCCGGTGGCATATTTGCGGTAGGCCACCTTGTCATGCTTTTCCAACCCTAAAAGATGTTCAGCTTCTTCCTTTCCCTCCGGGGTGGTGCGCACCGGCACATTTGGGCCGATGACTTCCACGTTTCCGGCATGATGCTTGATGATGAACGTGTAGCCTTGGTCGACCAGTTGATCGAGCAGATCAACCGAGTTCGGAGTGCCTTCTGGAACGGCTCCTGCACGGCGCAGATAGGCGACCGCCTGTTCGACGTTCTGAGTCACCATGCCCGCAACGTGTAAACGCGGCCCGAACATGTATACACCGCTACTATCCCCTGCCGACGGGTTGTCGGCTTCCAGCAGGAGATTGACGATCTCGTGAGCGTTCATCGCTGTAACTACGTCTTTGCGTTCTATGGGGTATGGTAGACCTGAAGCTCAAGCGGGTGTCGATTCGCAACTGGATGAAGTTTGGGCACGTGGCGCTGGAGTTCCCGGAAAAGGGGCTGGTGCTGGTGCAAGGCGTTAACACGGCCTCGGGCGGTGCGCTGCTCTCGGTGGGCAGCGGCAAAACCGGCCTTGGCGAAGCCATCAGCCGTACCCTGCTGGGCACCGATGGCCGCTTCAACAGCTTGAAACAGTGCAGCACCGACAAGGCGGGCAACACGTACATCAAACTGGAAGCCGAGCTTTTCGGCAAACCCTTGATTGTGGAATCCGGCTATCGGTGCAAGGAACTAAGCACCACCGGCGACGCGCTGCGTTACCACTACGACGGCAAGCAAATTGAACGGGGGAAGATCGAGCAAACCCGCGCTGAACTTAGCCGCCTGCTCGGTGTCTCGCCCCTGCTGGCCAATTGGACGGTGTTTATTGATGGTGACAGCATCAAGTTCAACAAGATCGGTCAAGCCGATTCGGTGGAACTGGTGATGGCCAGTCTGCGCCAGCCGCCGTGGAACAAATACCACGAAGCCAGTAAAAACGTCTTGGGTCAGTTTCGGCGGGGGATGGCAGCAACCGAGGCTGCACACACCAACGCTGCCGCCACGGTGCAGACCGCCCATTCCGAATATCTGCTGGCGGTGCGACAGGCAGAAACGGAAAACACCAAGTACCAGCAGGCCGTGGCTGAAAACGACGCCCACATCCAGCGCTATCAAAAAGCCATCACCACCAAGAAAAAGCAAATCACTGACGCCAAGGTCGAGATCGCGGACATAGCCAAAAAATTGAAACTGATGGAGCAGCAACAGGCGGAAAAAAGCCATCAGCTTGAGATCGAGCTACACGCGACCGAGGATGCCATCAGCGCGGCGGAAAGCGCCCGCAAGCCGTTTAACGACGCCGCCTACCACGCCGCCTGTAAACAATCGGTGGCACAAACTGCCTACAACAATTACGCCAACGCGGCCAAAGAATGTCCCACCTGCCGTCGGCCAATGGGCAAGTTGGATTCAGAACATCTGGCTGAACTAGCTGCCGCATTGGATGATGCCAAAGCCGCCCACCGTAAAGCCACGCAAAAGCAAGCAGAAGCCGAGCAAAAAGTCGTCACTCTGAACAGCGACTATCGCAAGCTTTCCCAGCAACTTCGAGCCGTCAGCCAGAAAGACGATTTGGATGGTCTGGCTGACCGTAACGAGGAACTGGAAATTGCAATCAGTTCCGCCACCGAAGCCATTCACGATTACGAACTGGAGATTGCCCGCTATCAGCAGGGGCCTTCCGATGCCGCACTGCGCACCGCTGAAAGCCGTCAGGCTGACCGCAAGACGGCGCTGGAGAAAGCCCGTGTGGCACTGGACGAGGCCGCCGACGCGCTGGTTGCCGACCAAGCCACCCTGAAGGTGTTGGAATACTGGAACCACGCTTTTTCACCTTACGGCATTCCCAACATGGTGCTGCGGGATGCCATCGCACCGTTGAACAAGGAAGCCCGGCGGGTCAGCGCCACCATGACCGGTGGCACCATCGAAGTCCGCTACAGCACCGTGCGTGAACTGGCCAGCGGACAGGAGAAGGCTCAGCTAAACATTGAGGTTGACAACAAACTGGGTGACAAAGACCTCAGCGGAAGTTCAAAAGGCGAAGCGGGGCTGACCAATTTCATCATCGCTGAAACGCTCTCTGAAGTGGGTCAGGTATCTCGCCGGGTGGGTTTTCGCTGGTACGATGAAATCGTGCCCCACCAAGACCCGAAGGTCTGCGGCAGCATTTACTCCTACATGAAGGATGTGGCCCAGCGCTTGGGCATTCTCGTCTTCCTTGTTGACCACAATCCCGTGGCCGCCAACTACGCCGACCACGTGCTGCTCGTGGAAAAGAAGGCGGAGAACGGCAAGGTCAGCAGCACCGTGCGCTGGCGCTGACTACTCGAACTCGCTCGGTGTTTCGTTGTTCGGATTCGTGGCGAAACCTTGATAGTTGGCCGCGTAAACCAGATCACGCGTGTTGTAAAATTTATCCTTCACGTCATCGGCAAACGCGTGGCCGCTCTGCACAATCGTCGGCGGGAACTGACTATTGGTGACGCGGGAATTATTGCCGTGACCCGGACGATGGATGAAGACGAAGGAAAAGTCCGCCGAGGTCGGCAGATTGAAGCTGTTGTTGGGGCCGCGCAACCACGGCCCGTTGAATTGAACCTTCACTTCCCGCACATAACCGATGGCGGATATGCCCGGCAGGTCGTTGCTTATCCACATCAAATGCAACCAGCACGTCACCGGATTGTAAATGCCGCCGGTCTTGCTGTTGCTCGCGCCGACCACTTCGTAAACTTGCTCCTGCGAGGATGCCGCCTGAAGGGCCGCATCGTTTGGCTTGCCGTTCACCGTCGTCGGCGGCGTGGCCTGTGGCGCGATCTGAAAACCACGGCTGAAAGTGCTGATCGGCAGCACGAATGAGTGTAGACGCGCAGCTAGTTGGAGCAGCGTCAAGGCTCCTTTTTTGCAATACTGCTTGTCGAAAGAATGCAGCTTGAAACTGACCGGAATCTCCATCGGCTTGGTGCCACGGTACTGGTGAATGCCGTCGGGCATCACAATGTTGGAGTTCACCGTGTAGTCCGCCGTACGAGCGAGTTCAATGCTGTCCGGCATCGCGGGAAAATCAATGCTGATGACGTTTTGAAAACCTCGGGTGCTGCCCTGAATGTTCTGCAACTGCCGCAGACTGGTCGTCGAGGGCATGGCCACCAGTCGCCCGCAAAGCAGGTTCTCGTCACGCCTGATGTTCTCGTCTGGCATAAAAGCTATTGGCCCAACCGACTCCAGTAATCAATGTAGAAACTAGGCTGCCACGCCCGTAATTTAGCACGCTCCAGCACTTCTTCTTGAACTTCATCCAATTTATCCCGCGCTCGCTGGTAGATCAGGTTGCGCTGTTCTTCGTTCACTTTGAGCATTTTCGCATCCATCGCCATTTTCTCATCTTCCCGTTTCACCTGTTCCGGCGTGCGTTCTGTAAGCTTATCGAACATACCACCACTGACCACTGCTTTGGCGACATCCAGTTTGGATTCTTCCATCTGCCTAGCCAGCCATTCTCGCTGCTTGGCGGCCCGTGCGTGCGGGTTGGCTTCTTCTGCAAACATGGTCGTCGATTCCCGCGCCAAACGCTGATAGATTTTTGCCACATCATCAGCCGTGCCGTAGCGGGCAGCGGAATAGAGCGCAGCTTTTCGCTGGGCGACCAACGCTTCCTGTCTGGAAATAATAATCTTCTGGGCGGCAGCGCTTTCATCTGCCGCTCGCTTGTTAACCCGGTAAATAAGCGTCAACACGGTTGGAATAGCGGCGGCTGCGGCAGTCATCAACCCAAGCGAAATACTGAGAGATGTCAGTCCACGCGAAATCGGGATCATAACGCGCAACAACGTCGGCGTAGCATAGGTTGCCCCACCGGCGGCAGCCGCAGCACGGGCGGCTCCGCCTGCTACCCCGCCTGCCGCTCCCGCTGCGTTGGATGCGACGGCTGCGGCGGCAGTGTTAATCAGGGTGGTGTTAAGCTTGCTCAACGCAATCATCGCCGCAGTCGTAGCGGTAACAGTTGTATACAAACTCATTGCCAATCTTACCGCCTTAAAAGTCAGCACCGCCGCACCGGCAGCGACACCGTAGGCCAGCACCGTCACCACATCGCGATACTTAAAAATCCCCTCCACCAGATCAGCCACCCAGTTAATCACTGCGCTGATCCCAGCCACAACCGGTTGAAACGCGTACTGCACCAAACCAACCAGTGAGTTGGTAATGCGTTCAATGCCCTGATTCGTGGCGTGTAGCTGATTCCGCCAGCGATCCTGTGTAGAGATAACACCCATCTGCTGCTGGTTGGCCCGCTTGATGGCCGCCATCATCTGATTGGCCTGCGTGGCGCTGATATTGAATTGCTGCGCCAGCGCCTCCAGCCGCATCTGCCGTTCCCACCCCGCCGACTGTCCCACCAACATCTCGCCATAAGCGGCGAAACGTTTCATGACCATATCGACGCCACCCGCCGTCGCCAGAAATTCCGGGTTCACCCCCAAAGCTCCGGCTCCCGTCAAACCTTCTGACGAGGTTAGATGTTCCAACAACTGCTGGAAGGCACCGGACTGCCCGGACACTTCCTTGAGCGCACCCTCATAGCGGCCCACCAAGCGCACCACTTCCGGTAAACCTGCGGCACCCAGTCCGGGGCGTAACCGGCCCAGAGCCGTGGCGATGCTCGTTGCCAGCCGGGCCGCTTCGTCACCGGCCAGCGCGGTATCCTCCACGATCTGCGCCAGCACGTGCGATACTTTCACAAAAGACCCGTGCAATTGCCGTTCAACGATGCTGGCAAGCTGGGCGCTTTGAACCACCGCGATACCCAGTCCTTGATCCATCTGCGCCACCAGCCGGACGTTTTCTTCAAACGAGGATTCGGTATCCATCCCGAAATGAACCAGCGCCTTGACTGCCTGTGTGGCTTTTTCAAAGCCAACCCCAAGCTGTGTCTGCATCATCAGCGTTTGCCGCAACAGGCTGCTGCGATGCTCCCACGACGAATTGGCTTCGATCAAATCCTGATTGAACTGGCGCTGCTTGATGAACAACTGCGTCGCAAGACCCACGGTAGCCGCCGTCAAGGCCAATCGAACACGGCCAAACTTTTCGTACTCCCGATTGAAGCGTAACTGGGCATCGTGCGCCTTGTGCTGCTTATCCAGAATATCCAAGAGGCTCCGGGCTTCGGCGGTGTTGTACTTCCCGGCCATTTTAAGTTCCTGCAAGCTTCTTTCGATGCTACGGGTGGTGCCGAGGTAGCGCTCCGTCAACGTGTTCTGCGTCATGCTCTCCACACTGATGGCCTGCTTGGCAGCTTTCATCAGATTGGTTCGATCCAGAATGCCTTCCACCGCTTTTTTAGCCGCGTCCATCCCACCCAGTGCCAACAGCATGTTTTTGAAGGAGACGGTCATGCCTTCGGCGGATTTCTGGGAATTCGCCATGTGCTCGGCCATCCGGTGCGTCTGGTCAACCACCGGTTCAAGTCCTGTATCCGTACCTGCCATAAATTTTGATGTTGACTGCTAACAGAGTTGGTATACGATCACCGTATGATTATCGTATTCATCATTATTGGCCTGTGCTACCTTCAGAGTCTCGCCATGTCCGGCTCCACCAGCCAAAACGCTCTTGACCGCATGTCGCTGGACGAATTGAACGCATACTACGCCCGCAGGGATAACATCGCCCGTGTCATCTTTGGCCTTGTCGAAATCTTCATCATCGCCTGTGCGCTTGGCGGCGCGTATTTGAGTCTGTTCGTGTTCAATTAAGCAGTCGCGCCACGATCTCCGCCACCGACCGCGAATCCTTGATCGCGCTGGGCACCTTGCCGACGGCATCCTTGCTCTGCATCGCGCTGCCGGGTTTCTCGCCCGCCAGTTCCGCCCGCAGCTTGGCCGACGTGCGCCACTTCTCGTCAGTGCCGCCCGTGGTCTTGAACGCCTCCCGGCTGGTCATCCGGGCAAACTTCAGCCCGGTCTTGCCCAAACCCAAGGTTGGCGCATCATCCCGGCCTTCCGTGAGATGTTCACGCTCAAACATGGCGCGGGCGGTCAGCCCCTCCACCTTGGCCGGAAGTTCGCCTTTGTTGTCGAAATGGTGTTTCTTCACCCACTTATGACCAAATCGGGCATTCAGAAACCCACGTTGTGCCTGTGATTTTGCTGGCATACCTCCCTAACTACCCTTTCTGTCGGAACCGGGATTGAAAATAATTAAAGATTCGAGTTGACAGCTAGCGTAACTCGTATACAGTGACCTTAGTTCTGAGATACATGAACCCCTCGGGACTGAACAAAACAAATGAAAAACGCAAATCTGATCCTCCACTGCGGCGCAGCCAGTGTCGCCCGCGAAGCCATTCAAACCGTCCACACCCCGGAACATACCGATACTTGGTACCCCATTCCCCACATCGACTTCATCACGCAGGTTGAAACCGCGCTGACCGCCGCCAACATGCGCGTCGTGGAACAAGCCCACAGTCTCACCAAGGAAGGCGACCGCTATTTCGGCCTGTTCCAAGTTTCCAACTGCCAGAGCACCGGCGAAGATTACTCCTACGTGCTCGGCCTGCGGAACTCCCACGACAAGTCCTTCCCCGCCGGGCTGGTGGTTGGCTCCCAAGTTTTCGTCTGCGACAACCTCGCCTTTTCCGGTGAAATCCGCATCGCCCGCAAGCACACCAAGTTCATCGTCGATGACCTCCCCAAGCTGACCAGCAACGCCGTCGGAATGCTGGCCGAGAAGTGGACGCTCATGAGCGACCGCATCGCCCGCTACAAGACAACCGAAATCAGCGACCGGGACGCCCACGACTTCGTGGTGCGCTCACTGGACGTGGGGGCGACGACCTTGCAGCAGGTTCCGGCGATCATCAAGGAATGGCGCACACCCCGGCACCCGGAATTCGCGCAGGCCAAGACCGCATGGCGCTTGTTCAACGCCTTCACGGAGATCGGCAAGGAAACGAGCCTGACCATGCTGCCAAAGCGCACCATCTCGCTGCACGGCCTGATGGACGCGCAGGTCGGCTTCGCCTACCGGTCGGAAAAAGACCTCACCACTGGCACCACGGACGCGGAAGCCGCCGTGGCCAACAACTGAACTTCATGGCGAACTAGGTAATCGCCGGAAGGTTGGGGCTGGCTGCCGCAGGGCACCAGCCCCAACACATTTTTCCCAAAACAGATCGAGTTCTTAGCCTACGCAGGTATGGCTGATGAAACACCAAAACCGAAGCCGACCAAGATCACTCAGGTCAGCTTCGGCCTTACTGTAAACACTGGAAACTACGAAACCGTCAGGTTCGACCTGACGGCTCAAGTAGCGCCGGACGAGGACTGGCGCGATGTGCTGGATTCACTCCGGCGCAAATCGCGCAAGCTCAAGGAGTCGATCCAGAACGAAGGCAGTTAGGTGCCGTTGTAGCTGCGCGGTGCGCCTGCCACGTGAGGGCCGGTATTGTTGCGGGGTACGCCCGCTGCACTGAAGCCCGCCCGCAGTTCGGCTGCGCCTTCGGTGCTGTCGGCATTCAACCCGGTGGTGCCTGCGCCTTGCAGGACGCTCTGGTTGGAAACGCGACCGCAGCCAGCGGCATTCGGCCCGTGGTCAAACCGGGCATTTGGATTGTTGTTGATTGCTGCCATAATGTTTCTCCGATTTATCGGTTACTCTAACTACGAGGGCTGGTGCGAGTTTACTCCATACTCGGGGCCGATGCTTCCGGTGATGATAACCTCCACGGCCACCACTTCGGGATACTTGGTCGGAGGGATCGCTCCAGCGGCGTGCGGCCCCATCGACGGAATCGACACCACCGGGTTGTTTGTGCCTTGACTCACGCTGGTCGCCGTGAAGTTGTACAGGTCACGGCCATAGCGCTCCTGTGTGCGCACCGTGGGGAGCGCGGGCCGGGCCATCGGCCAAGGAGTTGGTTCAGCCATTGTTCGCGTAAGCGCCACCGCCCTGAGCGCCAGTGTTGCAGACTCCGCAGCCACAGCCGCCAGAGCCTCCCGATCCACCTGATCCACCACTACCGCCGGAGCCTGATCCACCGTTGCCGCCAGAACCTCCACCACCAGCGTCAACCGGAGCGCCAGAATTCACTCCATAGACGCCGTACGTGGCCGCTGTGTGCGATCCAGTCTCAATGATCTCGTACTGCGGCGCGTAAGGCCACGGCGTCGTGCCGTGGCTGAAGATCGCTCGAACCGGCGGCTCCGGTGTAGACGGAATTCGCTGTCCGGCGGACGCTAATTGCCAAGGTGTCGGTGAGGCCACACCTTAATTACCGCTAGTGTCAGATGCGTTTTTGTGGTTCTATTTTGTATGAAATTTAATCGACGTAGCTTCCTTTCAGTCTTGGGACTTTCAACAGTGGGTGCGACTGTCGGCGCACCCACGCTCAAAGAAACACCACCACCAAAAGCACCACAGGTAAAATCCAATTGTGCTTACGTGACAACCGTTGTGGGGCACGACTGGCACGAGATCACACACTGCCTCAATAAGCCGTTGATTTGCGCTGTAGCAGGTGATCGCCAAGGCCGCGTCATTCGCGCTGAACTTGAGCCTTTGAGTTTGAGTGCTTGCCGCCTTCGCGTCCCAGCACCAACCCGTGCTTTTAGCTGGATGCGCCGAAAAGCACGTCAAAGCTACAGTGTCGTTATTTACGTACCTCAAGAATGACATGCTCATGCGGCAAATCAGTCGAAGCTGAACGCGCTGCTCTGGGGTTGACGCGCTGTATACAGTGCGCTAAAACAGCACCAGAAACCGAACGCAAAGGGTTGATGATTTACACAGGTAAAAGCGACAGTGAACTTTGTCTCCTAACACCACGTCAACTTAAAACCATTTCCAAAAAATCTGGAAAGGGGCTGAGCGGTCGGTGTCCGTGTTGATATATGAGCATGAACGTTAGGCTACACCCGTGTAGTGAGCATCATCCCAAGTCCTGCTATCATGCTGAAACCGTTTTCGAGTTGGATAGCTGGTGTCAAGTGCTCAGTCAGATTACAGCCGCAGCAAAACCAATCAACCTGCCGGTAGCTGTTCACTGGACAGCAGGATACCATGAATTACGAGGCATACCCGGAAAAGAAACGCCCGCCGAACTTGGCGTAGCTCACGGTGATTTTGACCCTGATTGCACATGGCTGGTAGAGGCGGCAGCGCTTAAATGTTTACAATTTCACGGTGATAGCTGGCACCCCGACAGAAGAATTCGATCAAAAGCGATTTCAGCTTACCTCCGTGAACTGCCTGATGAATGGCCGGTGATCGTGCATTACACGTGAAAACAAAATGCACCGAACGAGATGTTTACTTCAAGCCGCCAAAAGGTCTGCTGTATCGCATGTCGGCGTCCTGCTTCAAACGGCGAAAGACCCGCCTCAGATCAATGAAACGAAGCCGGGCTGTTCTGCGAAGACTCGGATATGACTTCTAACCGCGCAGGGCTTCAATCCACTGCGATTTTATCATTGGATTGACTTCCAGTGCCAATCGCAACCGCTCCATGACCTCGGCGTCTGAGATTGCCGGGCTTATTACTTCAGCCTCCAGCACGTCAAGGTCATCCGGCTCAAACAGGCAGAGTAAACTCCTTTCGAGGCTGTAATCAACATCCGCAATGAAACCGGATAGTGTATCCGAATCGTTGTTCTTAAAAACGAACTGACCGGGGCGCGGGAAATCGCTTTGTCCTCTTGGATATTCCAGCCACGGCACCCAGTAAAGCTGCATCATGGGCATAAGCTAGTTTTCTCCAATCCACTTAGAGCGCACTGCCCACGCGATACGCACAGACTCAGAAATCTTGTCACGATGAGCCTTGGTCAGCGTTCCACCAAGTTTAGCTTCTCGCTGTTTACGGCGCGTCGCCTGCGACGCAGTTCGTCCAGCACCGACACCTAATTTTCGCTTCGGCATGTGAGCACTGGCTTCGTCAAACCAGCCTTCACGTTTGGCAATCCGGTAAGACACTTGTGAACCATCAATCCACTCCTGTCTGGTCTGGTATTTGAGAGCTTCGGCGATAACAGCTTCACGAGTCCATTTTCGACCGCGCACTGTACCGGTGCAACCTCCAGTATTTTTGTTGAGCAGCGTCCAACCCTCAGATTGGTAATGTGCAATCCAACGTTTTTCGGCCTCTGGTGCAGCTTGTCGTGTCAGTTTTGATTCTAGCGTCTTCCGAGTAAATTGATCGCAAATCTTACGATGCTCAGCTACCGGCCCGCGCACCTTGTGCATGAAAGCTCGCGCAGTAGGCAGGAAGGTCAGCCCGATGTAAACATGTTTGTCTCCAAACTCGTAGACGTAGATTTCGTAGTTGGCACCGTAAGGACTAGCCATTGGCTCCATGTGGGCGCAACAAATTTCGAGAATACCGCGCCGCCAAGCAGCGTCATAGCGCTTTCGATCTCCATGCTTCCATTCTGAACGATGCTTAAAGATTGAAGCTGATTGCTTCAATTCTTCATCAGAAAATTTCCAACGCGCTTTCGTAGGATATTTGTTACCAACTTTAGTAGTGTATGACATACATATTAGTATTAACATACAACCTAAGTATGTCAAAATAAAAACCCGCCCATTTCTGAGCGGGTCTTGAAACCAATTTCTCGCGTTTTAACCGATGGTTTGTCCGAACGCCGTTGGACTGTTCTGAACTAACCCGCGACAATACATCTTCGAGTTGACCATCTTCCGGGCGAAGCTGGTCGCAAACCCGCGCTGGTGGATGAAGTCAGGCAGGACGACATCGGGCGTGGTGTACAACTTCTGGTACTCCGCGAGCACGTAGCCGGTCGTGAGGAATTGATCGCCCTTGTGGCCGACCAAGAACTCGTTCGTCGGATAGTGCGGGTCAGCGAAGACCTTCTTGTTGCCGAGATCGCCGATGTAGGTGATGCCCTGCATCTGCACGCGGTTGTTCTTGGGCACGAACTGGGGCAGCGTCGCAACAACGGTCGCCGCTTGGAGGCCAAGCAGGAGCCAGTTGCCCGCAACCATGTTCGTCGCACCGAAGATGAAGTTCGAGGCTGTCTCGAACGCGTCGATGATGGAGAACTTGTGGGTCTGGTAGTTCACGCTCGCGGGAGCGATGGCATCCCAGACAACGAAGCCCGCGTCCGCCTTGGCCCGCAGGTCGAAGATCACCTGACGGTGCTTCTGATACTGGAGGGCGTTGGTGAGCGCGTTGAGCAGAACCGATTCGGCCTTGATGTTGTACATCGCCTGAAGGTTCTGATCGGCTTCTTCCGACCACAGCGTCTTCAACTTCATGACCTTCGCGGTCACGGGCGTCGAGGACAGCTTCATCTCGTAGTCCTGAATGGCGAGGTTGCCTTCAGAATTGTACGCGTAGGTGACGGTGTAATCCGTCGCCGCTGCCGCCGCGATGGTCACGGTGCCCGCGCCAGTGCCTTGGTAGACGATGGTGCCGATGGCCGCGTTGGTCGCAACGTTGATGATCTGGCCGTTGCCGTCATCCGCGAAGTTCGTCACACCGTACGAACCCGAGACAGTGCCCGGACGAATCGGACTCCATTCCAGCACGATCACGCCACCGCCGGAAGCGGTGCCGGTTTCGTCCTGAACGACTTCATCACCGTCGTCGTCGCGGTCAACCGCGCCCTGCAAGGCACGCCACATCGGCGAGCCAGCGGGGGTGCGGCCTTTGCGGCGACCGGTCACGATGTCCATGTAAACGATCTGTGACACGGGGCCAGCCATCGGTTGCAGAGCAACCAACTGGTCGATCACGTCGTTTTCGGACATGTTGGCGATGATGGGGAAAATCCACTTGTCGAACGTTCCCAGCGACGTGGTGCGCGTCACTTCATCGAGGCGGCCAAAGCGGCTGCGGCAGTTCTCCAGCATGATTGCTGCGACTGCCCGCTTGTGCTCGGGCATGTGTTGGACGAATTCCTTCCAGCCACGGGCTTCCCAAAGCCCCTTGGAGTTTTTCTCAGGAATGCCCAATGATGTTTCAGCGAGGCGATAGCCCCACTCCAGAACGTCCATGAAACGGGAAATGTGCCCGCCATCAGACGCCAGTACCGGTCTTCCACTTTCAGTCAGGATTACCATAACAGTGTTTCGTTGTTGTGTTGTTTGCGGTTGATGGCTTGTTTACTTGGCGACAGGTGCTTGGCTCAGCCGTTTCACCAGATCGACCGACTCCGAGATATTCCGAACAGACATATCCGTGCGTTCCGTCTTGAGCACCTTGGCCTCAGCAATCGGCTGAGCGCCTTTACCGTCGGCAGCCTTGGCTTCGTTCGTCACGGCACCCGGCTCCTTGGCAACTTTTCCAGCGTCCGGGCTGCCAGCGCCCTTCTGCTTGTCATCCTTGATCGCATCCTTGCTGGGCATTTCGCCCTCGGCAGGCTGCTTGCCTTCCACACCGGCTTCGGCCACCGGCTTCTTGCCTTCCAGCGTTTCGCGGATGGCAACGATGTGACGGAGACGGCTCGCTTCCTTGAGCGACTTCTGAATCTCCGGGGTTTGGGCCTTCTCCTTGAATTCAAGGACGATCAGGCGGCGGCCCAGTTCGGTCACGTCTTCGTGATACCGTTGGGCCATGAGATCGAGGGCTTCACACGACGTGTCGAAATCCTTTTCGAGCACGGTGAGCTTCTGCTTGCGGCTTTCCGCAACGCGCTGCCAGCCCTGACCGCGACGGGTGAGTTCTTCGATCAACTTGACCCGGCTGCCGTCGGACTTGAGCGCTTCGCCCAGCTTTTTCTTGTACGTGATTGCAGTCGAGGCGACCGCATTGATGACCTTCATGAGCTTGCCGTTCTGCTCAGTCAGGCGCTTGGATTCCTTCGCCGGTTGGCGCATGGTCGCGGTCAAGCCCTCGGCCACACCGTCCAGTTCCCGATGGAGCTTCTGAGCTTCCCAAGACCGCTTGGGATCAGCAGCGGCCCACTCGGCAACGTTCTGGTGCAGTTCTTCGACTTGCGTCAGCGACTCTGCGAACCGCTGGGGCCGCGCATTATCGGCGCTGCGAAGCGCTTCAAGGCGGGCTTTGATGTCATTCAGTTCCATAGTCTTGCTTGGTTTTGGTTCGATGTTGGCCGGTTTTGCCGAGCCAGATGAAGGCGACGATTCCTTCAAATTGATGGGTGCAGCGGTCGTCGGGGGCGCTACAGGGGGTTTAACGGATTCTGCCTGCGGATTCGGAGCCACGGCAGGTGCCATTTTGGCATCGGTGCCGCTGCGATTCGGGGTGAGTTCCGCCTGTTCAAAACTGGGTTTGATGACCACATCCCAACCTTCGCAAACGTAGTCTTCCTTCACTTCGTCCACGCCGTCCGGGGCCTTTTCGAGCGAGCCGTAACCCCGGCTGGAAACCAGCGGATTGTAGCCGCCTTCGATCAAAGCCTTCAGCTTCTTGCCTTCCTCCGTATCGAGCAGGACGATTTCACCAACCACTTCGTGGATCGGTTGACCGTTGCTGCCTTTGGCCTCGATCATTTCGGCCTTGGTTACGTGGTGGGATATGGGCGAAAGCAGGGTGACAATTCCATCCTTGGGGTGTTCGAGCAGACCGAACGCGGCATTGCGGGTGATGGATTCCTGAAGAATGGAGCCGGGTTGAAGATTCTTTTCCCAGACGCGCTTGCTGTAGCGCCGATTGTTCCCATTGACACAATCGCATACACTGAAGCGACCGGGAATGCGGGTGAAGTTGCCTCCGTTCGGTCGGCTTTCCGCCACCGGCTGCTTAGTCCGGTCAACAATGAAAGGAAACGCTCCGGTTACGCCTTCGATCAGGTATTGTCGCATACAAAATTGTTGCGACTTACAAACAAAGGCTACACCTGACCTGTGTCTACAGACCCCGTTTCACATCTAAGATGATTGGAACTCCAATCAAAACCCGTCACGTCACTCAGATATTCGGCGAGTGGGGCAGCCGGTTAACGGGCGGGGCTTTTGGATTATTGATGACAGCTTCCGCACTGCCGAAGTTCCAGACGTGATCGAAAACTTTTTCCATCTTGTCCATGTCGGCACCGCGCACCTTGAACCACAACCTAATTTCTTCAGGATCAAGTTCCTCCGTGTGTCCGTTGTCGTGTGTAAGCGTGAAAAATTCAGCCCACATTTCGCGGGTAATGCGCACGTGCAATAACCGGTCAGGCACGCTGGAAAGGTTAGGTAGAGGGCCAGAGTTTGGTGGCATAAGTTAAGACGTTTGTAAGCACTGCTTGGAACAGATCGTTGTCAACAAGTTCATCTCCAACGAGAAACTTGGAATTGTATACAATTTCCGTGACGACCGACTCCGCCCACTCGTTGAAATTCTCCCTGTTTACATCACCTGAGAGCGCCATGCCGACCAGTTTTTGCTTGGCTTCCGCTGTAAGCACGGCCACGGCGGAAGGCACCTTGTCAATGTAACTCTGAACGTCTACAGGCTCAGGTTCAGGATCGTTTACAGCCTCCTGCAAGATGGCTTCCACTACCGCAGGTGAACCCTTGACGTGAAAATACTCCGGCTGGCCTTCACACTCGTCAAACGGCGCGTAAGGAGCGCTGACATCAAACTGGCGCAGGTAACGGCGGAACATGTTATAGTAGACCGCCAGCTTTGACGGACTGTAGCTGCCGATGTAAAGATCACCGTACTGGCTGATCCAGCGAGCCACTGTATTCAAAAGCTCAGAGCGGTGTCCGAGGGCATGAGTGCTGCCGGGAAAATGCTGGCGCTGGCTGTCAGGATCAAAGGAACGACCCACGGCATTGAGGCTGATCTCGTTGAACTTTACTTCTTCCCCGCTGACATGCCCGCGCCCCCGCCAAAGCCTCAATTCGTAGTCACCGACCCGCGCCGTGTCCAGCAATTCGTAGCCTTCCGGCGTGTAGTCGCCTTCAGCATCGAGCAAACAATAGACAAGAGCGCCTGCATTCATCCAGCAAAACGACGAAAGGCACTGTAGATTTGACTGCCATCTCCGGTCGTTGGTGGCGGCATGGCTCCACCGCCCTCAAGCAAGCTGGCTGCTTTGGTGGCCGCCTGCTCGAAGACCGGCGATTTAATACCCAGCGCGGCGTTGGCCTGTTCTTCCGTCTTGATGGCCCCTGCTGCTTCAAATTCACCGGGCTGGGTGGCTGGCTTGGAAGCACGGTTCCGGCCCAGCAACACATCCATCGCTCGAACGGCTGGGTCAGTGCCGTCCTCGGGAGCAGTTTCCGCCGCAGGCGCACGCTCCAGATCAGCCGCCGTAAAACGCTCTGGCCCGGCAGCACCGGGTAAGGCTGATGGGTCGATGGGTTCCGTCGACTGCGGGGTAACGTCGGGAGCCGTCAACGCGGCATAGGGCGTCTGATACTTCTCCTTGTCCGCGACCGGATGTGACGGTTCCTGCACGATTTCCTTCGGCTGCTTCAGTGGCTTGCCCACTGTTATTTCGGTGGTGTCCAGTTCTTCGGCTTCGTCCGGGATGATCCCTTCTTTTTCTTCACTGCCCTCGCCCACCATGCGCTTAACGCTGTCATCAGAAGCTTCCGGTTGGTCTTCTACCGGCTGCCTCATGCGATCTCGATGGGTACGCCGGGGCACGTTGGCGATCACCGGCACCACGTCATCGGATTCACCCAGCACTCGTGACAACAAGGGATTTTTCATACCACGGCTTCTTCCTCGGCGGCACCGCCGACGCGCTGCAACAGGTTTTGATATTCGGGTGGCGTTTCCGGCGGCTCCATGCCTTCCGTATCGGCCAGTTCATCCAGCAGACTGCCCAACTCACGCCCGGCAGCGTGTCCCAATTGAAAAACCAGATCGACGAAATCGACGTAGTTGGCTTCTGTAAACATCAGCTTGGCCGCCACGCCCATGTGCTCACCCCGCTGCCACATGGCCACCAATTCCTGAAGGTTCGGCACGGTGCGGCTTAAATTCTGCGGTGCTTGCGGAGCTTCGGGTGCTTCGTCCTCCGCTTCCGGCGCGTCTTCGTTATCCATCGGAGTACCGGCCTGAGCCGTGGTGGATTTCGGCGGGGGTGCGACCGCCATATCACTGGCTTCCCCCAGCAACCGCTTCAAATACGGATTGTTCGTCACGCCTTAACTACACAGTCCCGTTGCGATCTTGTAACCGATCTGCTCAAGCTGACGACAAGGAATACCTGCGCCGTAATAGCCACTGGCCATCACCGGATACGTCAAGCGGAAGGGACGATAGTAATTCCGAAAACGGTATTCAAAGGCGGCCCGGCGCATCACCTGACTGGCTTCCTGATCGGCGTGCGTCCGCGCTGGCCCGGTGACGCTGGTAGCCACGTCTTGGTGCCGGAGCAGTTTGTGCTCGACATCCAGACAGTTCATATCCTGATTCTCGCAGCGGATACCGCCCGCCATCCGGCAGCGGATCGTGTAGTCACAGTGTTCCTCGCCGAACTTGCCGAACTCGGCGTCGAAATAGCCGACCTTTTCCACCAGTTCCCGCGTAATCGACATCATGATTCCGGTAAAGCGAGGCATGAACTTCATGCCGTAACCGCGCCAGCGGTAGGTCGTCCACTTGTAGCTCTCGTGGTGGGTGAAGTCGCAGAAGCAAAAGAGTCCAACACCGGTATCCGTGTGAGCCTGCCCGTAGAATTTTGCAAAGTCGCCCTCCACGTGCAGATCATCATTGCAGAGCAGCAGATGATCCCAGTCACCGTCCATGAACCATTTCAACGCCCGGTTGCTGTTACCGGTGACACCGAGATTGGTGTCACCCATGAATACCTGCGCGTTGGGATAAGCCGCCACCGTGGGATCATCCGTTGTATACAACGTTGCCATCAGTTCAGGCCGAAGCGTCGGCAACCGCCCCTTGGTTAGAAAACTTGCTGTGGCATCCCGCTGGCCGCAGTCTTCAAAGATGGCGGTTTGATACTGCGGGCAATGCTGTTCAATGCCCTGCATCATGGCTTGCAGGGCGTGGAGCCGACGATACGTGATGATGGCTATGGCGCTTTTCACGCCTGTAAGAACGCAATTACAGCGTGAACCCGCGCAAGGCTCCGTCCACCACCGTAACCCCCAGCACCCGGCAACTGGCTTTGGCCTGCGGCTTCACCACCCGGCATTTGACCGGGATGCCGTTCCACTGCGGCGCGACGGACTGTTTCAAAGCCAACGCCGCCAGTGCCACCGGATGCACCACGATTTCTTCAGGAAGCCGCTGGTGCTGTGCTCTGAACTGTTCCACCAACTGGCTCAACACTTTTTTCTTCATACGCTTTCACCGTCGCACACAACTGCCTGATTTGCTCCTGCTGGATCGCAGTCAACTGCATATACTCGCTGACCGTTTCCACCAGCGCTACGAGCACTTTGCTTCGGTGATGTAGCGCGGCTGCTTTTAGCTGGGTGACCGCAATTTCTTTTTCCAGTTTTGCATCCATTTGGTTCTCAGAACTGAATATGAGCGATACCGTACCTCTTTTTTCCCTAGCGTTCACCAGCGTAAGGCCACACGTCATGCCGCAGGTGCTTGAACTTTGGAACAGTCGCAGCACCCTGAACCGGCATGAATGGTGTCTGGGCATTGATGAAGGCCATGCCCCGTGCCGGGCGGTGGCCGAGGACTTGGCCCGTAAACATCCCAACGTCAAAATCGCCATCAACACCGGAGATAAAACCTGCGTGGCGGGCTGGAACGCCGCCGGGGCCATCACCACCGGCAAGATCATTATTGCGGTCGCCGACGACTTCAATCCGCCTCAAGGCTGGGACGCCCTGCTCATGTCGCTGGAACCAAAGGGCTGGGAAGACGGTGAATTCGTGGTGAAGGTGGAAGACGGCTACGTGCATGACATTTTCGTCCTCTCCATCCTGACGCGCAAACGCTACGAGCGTTTCGGCTACCTGTTTTATCCCAAGTATCCGTCCATGTTCAACGACACGGAATTCGGAGCGGTTGCCGTCCGGGATGGCGTAGTCATCGACGCCAACCATCTGCTTTTTGAACATCTGCATCCCGACTGCAACAAGCGCCCGCGTGATGGTGTCGATCTCGTTCACGCTTCCAAGGAGCGCTGGAACATCGGCGAAATGCTGTTCAACTTCCGCCGCGCACAGGGTTTTCCCGTTGATGCTGGCCCGCTGGCCGAAAAATACGCGGCAGAACAGGAAGCCAAGAAGCTGTCAGCGCCAAAAAACAACGACCGTTTCGTCGCCTACATGCAGGTTACCAAGGACGATCTCTGTCTGCTGGATGTCTGCCAGCGCCTCGTGGAAGAAGGCGTCACGGATTTCTGCTTCTGCCAGCCTGACCGCTACTGGTCAGGTGAACCACTGGAACCACAGCACACTGCCGACATCGCCGCTGTGCTGCACACGCTACGCACCGCTGGACATACCGTTCACCACAAAATTTTCAATGTTGACAGCTTCCAGTTTCCCGGTGATACGCGCATTCTGGTCGAAACCCGCGTGCGTAACGAAAGCCTGCAATGGATTCGTTCCCTCGGCTACCAGCACATCCTGATCGTGGACGGCGACGAACTCTGGATGCCGGGCACGCTGGCTAGCATCAAACCCTACGTGGAGCAGGGCCATAAAGCGATCAGTGTCCACATGATCCCCGTGATCGGCCTGCCCGGTTATCCCGTGGACGCCGCCACGGATGTAGCCGTTGTATACGTCGGCCCCGACGTGGTGTTCAAGGTCTGCCGCAGCCCCTACGTGCCCCAAACCATCATCTACCGGCCCTTGATTTTTCACTTCACTGGCACCCGGAAAGACATGGACGAAACCATCAAGAAGCACCGGCGCGGCGGGCACTACGATGACCCGGAATACGATTTCGAGGGTTGGATCAAGGACAAGCTGCCGAATATCCGCCCCGGAATGAAAGATGCCCACATGTACAAGCCCCGTCAAATCTGGCCCCGTGTCCGGGCTTGGCGCTCGGATGAAATGGCCCAGATGCCGGAATCGGTGCGTCCGTATCTGGGGACTGAGGCATAACTCAAAAACTCCGTTCTCTACCTCGCAATGATGCCGACCAATTCGCAATGGCTGATCGTTACCGTGAAGGAACCGGTCATGTTTCACCAGACTGCCGACGAAACGTGGCTGCTCAATCCCAACCGGCGCTACGTTTTCAACGCCAACCGGCTGGAGCCGATCCAACAGTTCATCGACACCACGTCCGAATTGGACGGTGCCTCCCAGTATATCCGGTTGACTGCCGGGCGCGATCTTTCAGGAGCCAAGGTGCTCGTGGAACGCAGCCGGGAGCGCGGCATCGGTGATCTGCTTTTTCTCACCGGGCCGCTGAGCTTTCTACACCATGTCAGCGGAGGCCGGGTGGAGATCGACTTCATGGCGTTTGCAGATCGCGGAGTGGTGCTGACCCACTCCCCGTTGATCCACAACCACTGCGTCAAGTGCGGGCCGCTGGAGTACGACCACCTGAAGATGTACAACTATAGCTGGCTCGTAAACACCGTCACGGAGCAGGACTGCGAAGGTGACCAGTTGAATGTATACGATGCCTTGTTCCAACAACTCGGCTACAACCCCAGCGACATTGACGCCCGCTGGAAACGACCGACCGCTACCTTGGTCGCGGACGATTTCCGCAATCTCGAACAGCTTTACAAGCACGTCTGGGACGCCCGCAAAATCGACCTGCGCCATACCGGCTATTACGTCGTGGCTCCGTTTGCCAACGCCACCCTGCGCAGCCTGAACTACGGGCGCTGGTTGGAAATCATCAAAGCTCTCAGCACCCGCCGCCCCGTCATGGTGGTGGGAAATTCTTCACTGCGCCTCCCCGACATGGACATGAGCGCCGGTGAATTCAGCCAGCATGTGGCCAATACCGGCGGCGGGGTGTTTAATGCGGTTGACAGCACCACCATCCGGGTGCTGATGGCTCTCATCGCCCGCAGCACCGGTCTGATCTGTCTGGACAGCGCCCCGCTCTACATGGCGCAGGCGGTCAACACACCCGCCATCAGCATTTGGGGCACCCACGCGCCGGGCGTGCGCATCGGCTACGACAAAAACTACATGGATTTGGCCATCTGGCGCGAAGACGCGTGCAAGTTCACACCCTGTTTTGCCTTCGGAAAATTTCCCGTCAACAAGTGTCCCTCGGGCATCCGTCAAACGGCTTGCGAAGTTACCAGCGCAGTTTCCGTGGATGACGTTCTAAAGAGGGTGGACATGATTGAGAGCGCCAACCCGGTGGTCAATAAATTCGCCGCCAAATGAAAGAAATCGTACCCAACCTGAAATCGTTTACGGTCGGCACCGAAACGCTCGATCTGAACTACCTGCTGAATGCCCCGTACGAGGACATCGGAGAAGCAGCGGAAAAAATTCCCGCCGCCATCGGCTGGCTTGGTTACCACCGGGGTCTGGCGCTGGAGCGCCTGATTGTTTCCGAGCAGGTGTGGAAGAAGGTGGAAGCCCAGCAGTATTTCCGTTTGAAGAATGGCGGCTTTACCGCCGAAGGTTTGGGCGACAAGCCCACCGAAGAAGCTTTGAAGAAGGCGATCCTGTTGACCCCGGAGGTCACAGCCGCCTGCGACGATTATGCCAAACGCAAGCGTCACGCTGAATGGCTCAGCGCCTCCATCGACGCCTTGCAGGCCAAACTGGAACTGGTTCGATCCAGCGAGGCAACCCGGCGTATGGAACACGAACCTGACCGAAACCGCAGAACTGTTGTATGAGCATCGACCCCAAAATCCTAAAGCGTATGCAGGGAGAAGATACCTTCCTGCAATCCCAAACACGCGGCTCACGCCGTGTCAAACTCAACCGTGGTCAGAACTGGATCGTCCGGTTCCTGCCCGCCCAGCTTGGCCCCGACGGGATGTTTTTCGCCCGCATCGCCCGCCACTGGCTGAACAAACTGCCCATCGTCTGCCCGCGCAACACAGCGGCGGATTACGGCGGCATTCCTGACTGCGACTGCCCGGTCTGCGATCTGGCAGAAGAACTGAACGAGAGCGCCGATCAGGTCATCAGCAAGTTCGGCTACAGTGCCCGCTCCAACCCCCAGTTTCTCACTTACTGCATCGTCTGGGAAAAGGATGGCATCCAGCAGCCCATGTCGGAAGTCATCAACCCTTACGAATTCTGGCACTACCGCAGCACGTGGGAAGAACTCAAAGGCTTCTACATTGCCGGTGGCCGTCGCTGCCCGGACAGTGTTCTCGACTACAAGCTGGGCAACGATTTCAGCGTCAGCAAAACCGTCAAGGGGATGCGTCTGGACAAACTGGATTCGTCGCCGATTTTCGACAAGGACGAACCCAAATACGCCGAATGGATCAAGAAGATTGAGGCGGCCCTGCGCACGCCCAAGGTCGTCATTCCCACCCACGAACAACTGCAAGTTTTCGCGGCCAAGGTACAGGAAGCCGCCAACCGTGGCGGCGCTGCCGAAGATGAACCACGGCGTGGTCGTCGCCAACCGGATGCGGAATCGGAAGATGAAGATTCTCGTCCCCGGCGGCGTGCGCCAGTCGACGAAGAACCACAACCCCGGCGGCGTGCTCCGGTAGAGGGCGAAGATGACGGTGATCTTGGCCCGGTTCGTCCGAAAACACGGCGTCCCGAAGCTGACGCTCGTCCCGAGGATGAGTATGACGCACCGCGTCGGCGTGCCCCGGTTGAAACTGAAGCCGAAGACCCGCAACCGCGCAGGCGTGCGCCCGTCGAGGAAGACCCGCAGCCACGCAGACGTGCTCCAGTTGAAGCTGAAGCTGAAGAACCACCAGCACCCCGGCGACGACCGGTAGAAGCGGAGGAAGAACCGCAACCCCGGCGGCGCACGGCTCCCGTTGAACCGGACGAAGAACCGGCACCCCGCCGCCGCGCAGCAGCCCCAGTCGACGAAGACCCGCAACCCCGGCGGCGCACGGCTCCTGCCGCTGAAGCGGAAGCTGAGCCTGAACCTCGGACACGCTCTCGCCGCGAAGAACCTGAGCCAGTCACCGGTGAAGGTGACGGCGAACCCGTGGCGGAAAATGATCCTGAACCGGTCGCCACCAACACCCGGCTGCCTGCTACTCAGCGCCGGGCACTGGAACCTACCGCTCGGCGCACAGCGGCTCCCAAAGAAGCTGCCGGTTCGCCTCAAGGTGACGCGGAAGAAGATGATCCGCTGCCGGAAGATGACACCGATCCCGCACCACCGGCTCCCAAGGTGGACGCTGAAGATGCCCCGCCGCCGGTTGCCCGCAAGGGCAGCCAAGCCGGTGACATCAAAGACCGGCTCAAGAAACTCGGTCGTGAAGCTTGATTATGGCTGCCAAAAAGAAAGAGGTCGACGAGAACGAGGGCCTGATGACCGAACTCCGGCGTATCGCTCCCAAGGGGGAAGACGCGGGTAGCTGGGAAATCTCTCGGACGACTGAACTGGTGCTGTCGGAAGTGAAGTACGTGCTGACGACCGGCATCGAAGCCTTCGATGACATCGCCGGTGGCGTCCCCTTTGGGCGCATGGGCGAACTGTATGGGCTGGAAAGCTGCGGCAAGACGGCTATGGCCATCCGCTGCGCGGCCCGCGCCATGAAAAAGCACGTCTGCGAAGTGATCCACAACCCAGACGACTCCATCAGCTACAAGCCGCTGCCGCCGGACAAGTGCAAAGTGGTGGTGGTCTACATCGACAACGAGCAATCCCTTGACGACGACATGAAACTGGTCGTCGACGGGGAAAAGCTGGACGTGGTGGGCTGCCGTTTCGACACCACGGACGACGTGTTCAAAGCCATCGACGGGGCCATCAACTTTCAGGAAAAGCGACTGGAGCAGGAGGAAGAAGACGGCATCAAGCGTTTCATGCTGATCGTGGTCGACACGATTGCAAGCACGTCCACCAAGCAGGAACTCGATCAAAAATGGGGCACGCAGGATTTCCCGCGCCAGCCCCAGCAGATCAGCAAGGCCCTGCGCCAGCTTGTCCGGCGCGTCAACCGGTTCGGGGTGGCCATCCTGTTCACCAATCAGGTGCGCATCAAGTTCCAGCAGGGTCAGGCTCAAGGAGGCAAACAGACGTTCTCCATTCAAGCGGACGACTACACGTCCCCCGGCGGCATGGCGCTGCGCTTCTACACATCGCACCGCGTGTTCATGTACTCGTTCGCCCAGAAGTACAAGCTCATCCCGGACGGCAAATTTGCCGCCGGGTTACTGGTCGGTTTCCACACCAAAAAGAATCGTCTGCGACCGCCACTGCGCGATGGGCGCATGGTGCTGCTGTTCGACAAGCATCAAGGCGGCCTCAACAACGTGTTCAGCCTGCTGGAGACGATGGTGTTCCTCGGCTTCATCGACGTGGCCGCTGAATCCAAGCACACGGGCTACACCCTGCGCTTCAAGGCAAACAACATCATTCCGACGACGTTCTCACCTGCCAAGGTGGAAACCTCGCTGGAGGAAGACGAAGCGCTGCCCCGCCGTGGTAGCAGCCGCAAAGACCCCGGTTTTCAAACCCGGTCAGAGTGGCCGCAATTCTACGCAGCCCACAAGGCCGACATCGAAAAGCTCTGGGCAGCAGCGGTGGTTTTTGCGATGGGCACCGAAGGCTTGGATGGCGGCGTTCAAGTTGAGGAAGACTACACCCCTGCCGTGACGGAAGGAGACGATGATTAAATGGCCAAAATCCACATTGAATACAGCGCGGAACGGGAACTGGACGATGAACTGCAAGTGGTCATCGACAACAATCCGGCCTTCACACCCCTGAACGATGAAGTCAAAGTGCGGGCAGTGTTTGTCATCCGCATGGACGGCGATCAGGTCAGCAAACCCGGCAAGGAGGCGGTGACGCTAAAGAAAGTGCCACCGGAAATGGCGGTCTTTTACAAGACACCGATCAAATTCATCCTCGTGGTCGACCACCACTACTGGCTGGAAGCCCAACCCCGGCAAAAACACGCCGCCCTCGACCGGGCTTTGAGCCGGATCGCTTTGGAAAAGGATGAAGCGGGTGTTTACAAACCCAAAATCCGCAAGTGGGATTTGCAGGATAACGTCGACAACATCCAGCGTTATGGCGTGACCACCGAAGCACAGGTGCGCTTCGTGGAAGCGGCCAAGATGGTGCCGATGCTAACCCGGATGGTGGAAGGTGATCTGCAAAAACGCGCCGCGCAAAAAGCGCGGACACCGCCCGAGGCTGACGCCCCGCCCGAAACTCCCAAAGCCAAGTCCGCAGATAAACCAAACCTGACGGCTGCTGTTGCTGCTGCTGCTGCTGCTAAACCGGCGGCCAAATCGCCGACCAAACCCAAAACCGCTCCGGCTCCCGCCGAGGAAACCGATGCGGAACCTGAACCCACACGTCCGGCCCGGCGACCGCCGCCTGATCCGGTGCCCGCCGAAGACGACGTTGAACCTGATTGACCGCTGTGAATAATTTGTGAGCCGAAAGATTTGTTTTTTCTTGTTTAATTTTCTTTCGGTGTTTACATCAACCTACCTAGTTCGCTATGAGTTTAATTCCCAAACGCACCAGCTTCATGCGATATGCTCGCGTGTTTGAAATCCTGAAAGGGGACAACGCACTCAGCAAGAAGCTCAGCAAGAATACGACTGCGGTATGCCGTCCTGACCAGACCAGTCAGGATTTTCCCGTCGAAGTCGTACACGTCACCGACACCATCCACGCCAGCGGTAAAGATGCCTACACGCTGTCCAAGCTCGAAGTGATCCGCACCGCGCATCACCTGCTCGTGGAAAATCCACAGCCCATCCCGACACCTGAGAAAGCCGAGGCCAAGGCACCTGAGAAAGCCGAGGCCAAGGCACCAGAGGTCAAAACCGCCAAACCCAAAGCGGCCCGCAAACCGGCCCCCAAAGCAACGGCCAAGCCTGCGCCCAAAGCAACGGCCAAACCCGCGCCAAAACCGGCACCCAAGGCCGCCCCCAAAGCAGCCCGTAAACCGGCCAAGGGGGATTCGCCCCCAAAAACAGAAGCAACCGCTGAGCCTAGCCCGGCAGCGGTTGCTGAGAAGCCGACGGGCGACGTTCCTAAAAGCGACCGGGTAAGCTCTGTTCCAGAGTTTATCCGTCCCCTCATACCCAACGTGGTTGCTGTGGCAATGATGGTCAACAGCCAAGCCGTAATCACCTTGTGCGAACCGCTTATTCAGGCGGAGAGCAAGGGCGATACCGGCGCTATCGGAGCCAAAGCGGTTGTGGACAAAGCCAACGAACTTATCAACCTGATCTATCGTCTGACCGTACTACCTGATGCCAAAGCGGAACCCAGCACCACAGGCTGACGGCGAACACATCTTTCCCGCGAGCCAGCTAACGCCTCTTGCCATCCAGTGGAAACAACTCAGTTCCGCTGGACGGCACAAAGAGGCGATGCTCGTTTTGGAAAAGATCGTGGTCGGCTCCACGGCCATGTTCGAGCGGCTGGCCCAGTTTGAAGACTTCCACTACACGGTCGACCTGCCTATTCTTGTCAGCGCCGCGCAGGAAAAAGTCATCAAGTGGCTGCTGAAATGGCAGCCCAAGAAGGGGCGTTTGTTCTCGTGGTTCTCGAAGTGCGCCAAGAACGCCTTCCGCTCAGAACTGGTCAAGGTCAACCAGTATCGCAAACGCTACCACGTCACCGGCGACAGTCTGGAAAAGTTCTACGGGGCCGAGGATCACGATGTCGACAAACACGACGCGGCTGCCGAACTGCGCATCAAACTCGATGAACTGACCTGCCGCTGGGGTGATCCGCAGGAAATCGGAGCCATCCGCTACCTGACGCTCTGCCTGATCGACGATGAGCACGACAAGCAGGCGGCCATCCGCAGCGCCGCTTACGCCTTCGGCATCAGCTTTGAACTCTCCAAATTTTTCTACAACTGGGCCATCGTCAACCTCCGGCACGCTTTCTACGAAAAAGTTTACATCCCCTTCACCGAGTACGATCTGATGCTCGCGGCAGAGAGCTATAGCTTCTGGCCGGAGTTTGTAAACATCGTGGGCTTCGAGAACGCGAAAAGATGCAGCGGCCTGCTCGGGGGCCAGCGTGTAAAATTTCCCACGCTCCAGTACTTTGCAAAATTACGCGAGAGCCACCAGATTGCCCGTGACATCGAGCGCAGCGACCTTGATCCTGACGCCGTAGCCGAGGTTGGTCGCAAGTACAAAAAGACCGCCCGCACCGCACAGGAACTTTTCACCGACATGGTTGAACAAAACGACCCCAAGCGTTATGGCGAGCACAGCATTTTCGACGAAGATACCGCTGACGAATGAGCTTGTAGCCCTGCTGCGCCCCAAGCGCCACCGGCTCTTTCTCCTGTTCACCGATCCCAAGCTGCGTCCACCCGTGCTGGACGAGATGATGCCCGACTTGCAGCGGGTGATCGCCAGCGTGGCACAGGATTACTGCGACACGACCACCCCGCACCTGCATTTCGACGAATTGATGGGGGAAGGTAATCTCAAACTGGCCGAGATCATCACCAAGGGTATTCTCATCAGCGACAAGTGCCCCACCCGGCATTCCTTCTTTGCCTTCTTCAAGACGGCTGTAAACAATCACACGCGCAGCCGGGTGCAGAAATACCGCTTCACGGAAAAGCGCACCGGCCAGAAACCGCCGCCCCGTGAACAGCGCTTCGTGCCCAACGCCGCGCCCGCCGAGGATGAAGCACCCGCGCCGGAGTACCACAAAAACGTCGAACTCAGCCTCGACGATCCTGATTCCGGGCTACAGGTGCCTGACCAGCACCATCACGGCGAAGGTGACGACCGGGAAATTGACTGGGGCTTCAATCCGACCGCCGCCGAGTATGCTTATCTCATGACCCCGGTGGAAAAGATCGTGTTCCACGAAATGATTATGCCCAGCGCTCATGCCCGGTGCTACGCCGAGCAGGATGCCATGCGCAAGGCCAATCATGCCAAGGTCAACATCAAGATCAAATTCTGCCACATGGCGGAAGCCATCGGTTTAGCCCCGGAACTTTTTGAAGAAGCCGTTCTATCCATACGGAACAAGATCAAATTTTACCGTATGTCAACCGACGAGACTCGCGAAAAAGAAGCACGGGAGAATGCCATCATTGCCCAGTTGAAAGAAGTCTTTGGGCTGCATATTCCACCCGACATCGACCGTATGGTAATCCGCCGGATGCTGACGATGGCCGCACGGGATCAGTTCGACAAACTGAATCCCCAGATCAGTGAACTGCTGACGGAAATCGGGGCCAAGGTGCCGCGCACCATCGGCAACGAAAAACTGGCGTGCTACGGCGTGCTCTTTCAACGCAATTGTAGACAATGCAATACCTGCGATCTCCGGCATAGCTGCGCCGTGGAAGCCGCCAGCCTCGGCCTGACCAAGATGACGTTCAGCCCCAAGCTGCTGGGTTCCCGGCAAATTCGGGTGCCTGCCTTCCTGCCGCGCCCGGCCACGGAAATCACCCAACAGATCAGCAGCGCCGATGAAGCGGAAATCATCAGCCATCTGGACGAAACTTTTGAGCGGGCCGTGCGGGGTGGCCAGACCTACTATTACCACCGGGTCGGCAGCGACAAAAAGCGCCGCTTCCTGTTTTGCATCGAGCGCAAGGCTCCCCTTCGTCTGCGCCTGTGCAATCCGAGCGAGGAATTGAAAAAACGCCTGACGGGCAAACAGAAGACATGGTGTGCGCCGGAAACGGCTCCCCTATCGGAAATCATCGCGTTAATCGAGCAGCATGGCCGGGAAACTTTCACCTGATTTATGGCTGACCCCTTACCCGCCCAATCTCCGGCTCCCAACGTGATCGCACCGGAAAAAGCCATGACCCGGTTTGAAGCCCAGCGCAAACTCGGCCTCTTTGCACCCCACGATTACGTCATGCTGTCCTTGATCGTGTTGATCTGGGTGACGCTGGGATTCTGGAAACTGTTCGGCACCCCGACCGCGTTGCAACTGGTGGCACTGGGACTTGTAAACATTGTGCTGACCCAGTTCTGGATGATCGTCTTGGTTTATCGCTGCATGGTGTTCACGCTTGATCTCCACGCAGATGTCGCCCTGATGCCGGAAGCAGCGGCCCGGATCGTGGTCGGTTACTGGGAAGGCCGCCGCGCTACTCCCACTCCAAAATGAACAACTTTACCCGCAACAAACTCGCGCACGACCTGCATCAACGGCTGGCCATCCCAGTGGATCGCGCCAAAGGCATCGTCGATCAAACCTTGGATGCGCTCAGCAACGCCTTAGCCGAAGGCAAAAAAGTGGAATTTCGTGGCTTCGGTATCTTCGAGGTCGTGCAGCGCAAACCCAAGGTGGGCCGTAATCCCCGCCACCCGGAAGCGGGTCAATACCAGATTCCCGCCCGGCGGATGGTGCGCTTTCGCATCGGCAAACAGTTGTTCGCGCTGCTCAATCCTAATGAATAGCAACCACGACAAGCTCACCCCATGACTGCCGCGCCTACACGCTCCGACCTCGCCAATGATGCCCAACGCGGCAGTCATTGCGGGTGCAGCGCCTTGTTCGGCATCATCTACTGTGATCCAGCATGGTCTTACAAAGACAAGTGCCATGCCGGGGAACGTGGTGCGGGCTACAAATACACGACGACCAGCACGGAAGAAATGGCGCAACTGCCAGTCATCAAAATCGCCGCGAAAGACTGTGCGCTGTTCATGTGGGCAACGATGCCGATGCTGCCTGACGCTCTCGCGCTGATGAAGTCATGGGGCTTCCAATACAAGACCGCCGCCTTCGTGTGGGTCAAGAGCAACAAAAAATCTGACACTGACTTCTTCGGTATGGGCAACTGGACTCGCGCCAACGCGGAAATCTGCCTGCTCGGAATCCGAGGAAAACCAAAACGGGTGTCTGCCGCCGTTCGGCAGGTAATCCGTCGCCCGATAATGCGCCATAGCGAGAAGCCGCCAGAAGTGCGGGAACGCATCGTGACGCTGATGGGTGACATCCCCCGCGTGGAGCTATTCGCTCGCGTGAAAACCGAAGGCTGGTCGGTGTGGGGCAACGAAGTAACCAGCGACGTGTCAATGATGCCGAACGACCCGGATCAGCGATGAGCGCCACTACGCTAGTTAGCGTATGAATGACGAAAGTTGGATTGGTGTTGATCTCGATGGCACCTTGGCCCACGACACCGGCTGGCGCGGCCCCGAGCACATCGGGCCGCCCATCCCCGCCATGCTGGAACGAGTGAAACACTGGCTCAACGACGGCAAGAAGGTAAAAATTTTCACCGCCCGCGCCACGGAACCGCAGCACATCCCGCCGATCCGTGAATGGCTGCGCCAGCATGGACTGCCCGAACTGGAAGTAACCAACGTGAAGGATTACGCGTGTATCGAATTCTGGGATGATCGCGCCGTCGAAGTCATACCAAACACCGGACGGCCCGCTAATCCCCTGCGGCGGCTGGTGGCTGCTGCCCAGCCAGTAGCGGAGTCGGCTCCCTAGACACCAAAACGTTTCCTGACCGCAGTATTGAAAGCTGCAAGATCGCTTTCCGTGGGAGCGCACACGTCGTGATAAGAAACAATCCCGGTGCCTTTCTCATTTTGCACATGGCAGACAAGGCCCTTCCAGCCATCGTGGCGCATCCGGTTATTTGCACGTGAAATCGACCGGCAGCGCAAAACCTGTCCGGTCGATTTTAGTTTAACCCAGCAGGGTGCTTTGAACTTTGTGTTCATGCGCCAACTTCAGCCGCCTGCTTGGCAGCTTCGGCAGCCACAAAATCATCCTGCTTGGAGGCACCCCAATTCAATCCGAACTTACCGGCACACACCGGGCCGTAGCCCACGTCGGTTGAGCGGTCATCCGTCAAATTGCGACCGCAGAAGCAGCAGCGACCCGTCAGCTTGCCGTACTTCGCCGCCACCGTCTCTGGGTCAGCCGCAAACTGGAGCAACTGACGCTCAACCGTCGGCGGACATTCCCGCACCGGGAAGAAACGACCTTCCGGTGTGATCTTGCCGTAGTAGCGGTCGCCGCTCTTGACGTAAATGCTGCCTGCGTTTTTGGAAGCCGCCCCCGCCAAGGAGAGATGCAGATGGCTGCTGGCGTCATCCGCCAGCCGGATGGCCGGGTGCTTCAGCTTGGACTCGGTGGCCGCTGTAAACATTGCGAAGATGCGAGGCATACCGTTGACGTTCAACTGCGCAATCTTGGGCTGCGGCAGGGAACGGCGGTAGGCTTCAATGATGTAGGCGGCGATGCCGCAGAGCCGGGGTTCAATGGCTTCGGCGCGGGCGCAGGCGAGCAGGTTATGCTCAAAGTCACCCAGCGTGCGGTTCGCGGATTTGAAGCTGGTGATTACCATGTCGCGGATGGCGTCAGCAGTCATGTCTTCCGGGTCAGCCAAGACCGGACTGTACTTTCGGAGCACCCACTGCCGGGCCTCGTAAGCCAGCGCGGTCGCTTCCGGGGTGATTTCGTAGGGCTGTCCCAAAACTCCGTTCATTGCCATCTGCGCCTTGTCCGACGTGGAGTTGCCGTGACCCGCTGCCGAAACCATCTTGCGCGTAATGTAGCGCCCGTCTTTCAGCACCACTGCCGCCACATGGCCCAAGAAGGTGTCGAGATCAATCCGGTAAATGTGCCGGACGTTGGCGCTGCCTTTCAGCCATTCAATGCGGGTGGCGGCGCTGCAAACATCAAAAGCGTTGAACAGGTGCTCGGACGCCTTGGTCATCTGGTGCGGCGACGTGCCGAGAAAATCTTCAAGGCAGGAGGAACCGACCTGCATGACGCGGCCATCGCGTGTGTGCTGAACGATGTAGGTGTCGTTGCGCATCCGGTTGGTCTTGCAGTGGGAACAATAAGCCGGAGCATCCCGGTATTCGGCAGGCACCGTATAACCGGGCTTGGAGCGCGTGATGTTACCTTCTTCCGTGTGAACAATGGTGGCGACAAATTCCCAGCCGTTGCAGGTAGGCGTATCGCCGGTGACTTCGAGATTGATGTAGCGGACAAGCTTGGTGGCATCCGTGGCACTGGGATGATCCACGTGACCGGTGATGGTGAAGGTGACCGGCTTGGCCCCGATCCGCAGGAGCTTGGCGTTGAGGCGGGTCAGTTTCTCCGTCAGGGTTTTGAAATTGGCTTCGTAGATTTCGTAATTCATAACGGCACTGTAAACAAACGTGACTATGCTGTCAACATTATATTTTAATGGGGCGCAGTTTGTGGGACAATCCAAGTGGGTGTGCCTGATTATCAACGCCTTAAACTACCTCCCTCCAGCAGCCTATTTTAAGAGGGGAAGCGATTTTTCTGGTAAGGCTTATCTTCGTAACCCAGCGCCGCGCTGGCTTTGCTCCAGAAACCGGGCAGTGGTTTCCAGAACAGGGCGATCTCCACGCGCCAGTCACCGGGATCATTCTCGAAGTCGCCGTAGTCCGTGTGCAAATCGTAATCGTCGTGCTGGGGCGTCAAACGGCTGAGTTCACAGCGAAACTCCACCTTGGCCCGGCGGCAGGCCGCCCGGAACATGTTCATGATCCGTCCCCGCAACTGCAAAGTATCCTCCGGGCTGGGCGCTACCCGTGCTCCGGCGGCCAGCCACTCGGAACGATAAAGCCAGTCCACAAAACCCGCCTCAACATCCCAGAGGTCTTCCGCGCTATTGGTGATCCGAATGTTCCGCCAGCCTTTCTCCACCAGTTCGTCCCGCAACACTCCCGCCAGCAGCCGACCGGGATCACCGCCGGTGTATTCCGCTAAGGGCGCATCCTCCGGGGGAAGGTCGTTCTCCAACAAATTGTTTACAACAGACGGCGCATTCATCAGTCGATCATGGCGGGAGTATGCCGCTGCATTCCCTTCAACTGCTCCATGAGTTTGTCGACTTCCGCCTGCGCCTGCTCCCGCTTTTGCTGGTCAAGCTGGAGGTTCTGCGCGGGGCCGGGGATCGCGCCGCTGTATTTCATCCAGAGTTCCCCTAGTTGCAGCTTCGAGGTTGCCAGCGCATAGCGCTTCACCCAGTCCGATCCCGTGTAGTCCAGCTTCTCCGTGCGCTCGTGCGGCCAGTAAGCGAACACTCCCGCCTGATAGCGCTCAATGGGATTGTGGATGTAGAGCGCCCGTTCGCTATCGTCGTAATACCAGTCCGGCTTGATCGACGTGACCCGCTGCCACGTTTTACGCCAGCGCAGGAAAGTATCGTACTCATCCAGACCGGTGCGAAACAGGGGCGCAGGATTGATGAGGTTACCGTAGAAGATTTCCGTGGGCACGGGGTTGGGTTCCACGAAGTCGATCTGCACAATGCCCAGCCCGACGTTGACTCCCTGCAAATAGCGAAACTGTCCCCGTGTCAGAATAAGATTGCCGACCTTGATGTTCGGCACCCACTGAGAGTAAAGCCCCAACGCATCCTGAATGTGATCGAGAATCTGCTGGTTCGTCAGTTCCACGTTCCAGACAGGGCCACCTAACTGACGAATGACGTAGTTTTTTAGCTGGTCAACCGTGTAGCCGACCAAGGGCAGCGTATCCGGGCTGTTGGCGCTGGTTGCTACGGGCGTGCTGGCGTTGCTTGTGACCATGCCCTAACTACCGCCTCACTGCGTGGCCGCCGGATAGGGAGCCATGATGGCTTTTACCCGCTCAGGATGTTTGGCCTCCGCGTGCTTGAGCAATTGCGACCGGAATTTGTGGGGTGCCGAGCACGCCATGCAAACAAACTGATTACTGGGCGTCATCGGCTTCAACGGTGGAGCCGGTGATCGCGGGGCCGGTCGCGGTGCCGGAGCCGCCGCTGGTTCAACTTCGTCAACTTCCGGCTCTGGAAGCACGGCTGCGGCTGACGCCTGCGGCGAATCTTCCTGCATGGTGACTTCCATCTCAGGTTCATTACTCTCGGTTAACGGCTCCGGCTCGTCTTCCGGTGCCGGTGCGGTTTCCACGATAGGCGTTCCGGCCACGATGGGACTGTTCGCAGGAGTGTTTACAACGGCGGTGTTGGCGAATGGATTAGCCGACGCGTCTTCGGGTGGTGGGGTGGCGGCTCCTTGATTCAAACCGGCCACCAACTGGGTGCGAGCGGAGCGGTTGGGATCGTCCTTGGGCAGCGTCAACATTTCCTTCGGCAACGGCGGAGCAGGCTTGTTCATACCGGGATCAGTGGAATAGCGCATCTTGGGAATGCCGCTAGGGGGCAGCCCGGTCGTGTCATTCACGCCGTAATCTTCCGGCACTTCGCGCACTTTGCGTACGAAGCCGCGCTTGCGGGCTTCCTCCATCGACATGGGCTTGACGGATTCCGTGGCGCTGGCAACCACAGCGGCAGGCAATGCGGACTGCGCGGACGACACAGCCGGTTGGGGCTGGGTCAGCACAGGCTGGCGGCGACCCTGTTCATCGCGTGTAAAACTGGTGATCGCCCGCACCGGATTGCCCGAGGCAGTGGCGGTCACCGGCGCAGTGACCTCCGGGATCACAATGATCGGCACTTCTTTTTCCGAAAGCTCCCGGTGCAACTGCTTGTTGTTTGCGTAGACCTCAAAGTAAGGATCGTTGATCTTACGCCCGGCACGATCCAGCAGATATTTGCCCGGCTCCAGCGTCAAGGTGATGTTGAGGCGGGAGATGACCAATTGAATGGGCCAGCGGTTGCCGTTGTAATAGCCAACTACCTTCGTCGTATTGCTCATGTCATTTAAGAACAGGTTTTTGTGATTTGTCCGAAGAAATTTCCAGTGGTTCCAGTCGCCGGATAAAAACCGGTGTCGTGTCCCCCACCCACGCGCCAATAACGTTGAAGTCAAATTACTCCGCCGCCTCGTCCGGGGTGCAGCCACCTTTCACCAGCAAGTCGATGTATTTGTCGTAATCGTACGCCGCCACCACTGGCATTCCGAAACGGTTCGCCACGCCGATGAGTGCTGCGTCAAAACCATCACAAAACAGTGCTTCAGGATTTACCTCGGCTACCGCTACACGCATGGGATGATCGTTGGCCACAAAATAAAGAACGGCAATCCCGAAGGACTGCCGCTCTCAACAAAGGGAGAAGATGAATTCTCTTGGCTCCAGCTTAACTCAGGCCCATAACCGTTTCAACCATTCAAAATTAGACTGCGTAGCCGAACCCAGCAGCACGTAACGGCTGGTCGCCCGCTTCAACACCACGCCTTCGTAGATCGGCAAATTCCGCGACCGGCGCAGCAACCACGCCAGCGACGGCGTTTCAAACATCCACGGGTGCTTCAGAAATTTCACCAAGTCCTTGGCCAGCGCCACCCGCTCATGAACCTCGGTCAACAGCAGGCTGTTGCCGTTGCAGGCCAGCAACTCGAAGGGATAAAAATTACCTTTGAACACTTCTCCGTCAAAGCAGGTGTGATTTGGCAGGCGCAGAAAATCCTGACCGTTTTTGACCTTGCAGCGGTAACGACTGCCGTGCCGGTTTTGCACAAAGACGTGCTTGTCCACCACCGCCAATCCCGCCCGATCACCGCCCAGCTTGGGCTGCATTGACCAGAGCTTCTGTTCCACGGCTTCGTGCCAAAGCTGGCGGATATGCTCAGGCCGACCCAGCCGCCGACCGTGCCGGGGGCGCATGGGGTAGAAGGGCATCGCCAGCCCGGTGCAGATTTCAATTTTCACAGTAAGCTACTGTATACAATCCAGTAGCTACCGTCAACATCAATCTTTATGGCACATCCACCGCCCAAGGCGATACCCGCAGCTTTACCTGCTCATGGAGTTCCGCGTTCAAATACCCGGCGCTCTCCCCATCCAGATAGATGTAATCCGGCTGCATTCCTTGGCACCCTCGGGTACAGCGCACCAGTTCCCGCACGATACAGGTGCCGCGCTCATTGTGGTCGACCTGTAGGTGTTCACCCCGCTTGAAGCCCAGTTGTTCCGCTGTTTGGGGGAGCATGTAGATGCCGCAGCAGCAGGCATCGACAACCACGCCCACACGCATGGTCACCGTTCCATCCGCTTGCAATACTGGCAGGGCTTTACGAGGCCGACGATTACTGGTTTTCTTCATTGCTTCAGGGCAGCCAACAACCGGGTTTTCTCGTTGACCGGCGCAGCTTCCATTTGCGCGGGCACTTCCTGAAACGCGGCCACGACTTGGTTGTTCCGGTTGACCAATTCGATGGTCGTTTTATTTTCCCGGAATTCCAAGCCCCGCTTTTTCGCGAGCCACCTGATCTCGTGATCGGAGTAGTCCTTGTTACGCCGCCAGACGCGGGAAAAGGATCGGTTGTTTAGCCGATAGACTGCCATGCCACCTTAGAACTTGATTTCAATGGTATGCCTGCTCAAATCCACTTCGGCCTCGGGAACAAAAACCGTGCGGCTCTTTTTCGAGGAATCCAGCGACCACTCAACCTTCCACTTGGGCTGCGCCAACCGGTACACGTTATCCGGGGTAGCGGCGTCGGGATTGGCACCGATTTCAAGCGGCTCTTTCTTTTCTGGGTATTCGTGACGAAACAGTTCGCCCGTGCTGCGCCCGTTTTCATCTTCAAACCAGCCGTCCAGCACCAGCTTGCTGACGTGAACCGTAATGTCCTTGATGCCCCACGACCGCGCTTCGATGTCCACGCTCCACCAGACTTCCATCTGGCCAAACGGGGTGTCGTCCGGCCCGCGACCGCCACCGTAAAGCGTGAGATTACCTTCCGATGGATGGAGCACGTTGTAAAACTCCAGATCGGATTCCAGCAGGCGGGCAACCGTCAATGCCGCCCGCAGATTAGTTCCATGTGGAACGTTCATTCTTCTGTTCTATCTACTGTAGTTATCATGCAGTCAGCAATGCCGCTGGCTGTAAACAAAAGTCCGCGTATGCGGCAGAAAGGCAGAAAATGAAACATGACCTGTTCGAGTTGTCCGTTGCCGTTCCCTCCAAGAGCGGTTCCATCAAAATCCCCGAGTACGGCCACCAAGGCTTGACCCTTGTCGAAGGCAGGAGGGGCCAGCCCTTCCTGCTAAAACTGCGCAACGACAGCGCCCAGCGGGTGCTGGCCGTCATCAGCATCGACGGGCTGGGAATCGTGGACGGTGAACCTTGCACCGAGAAATCCAAAGGCTACGTCATTCCCGCTTACAGCGCGGTGGAGATCGAAGGCTGGCGCAACAGTCTGACCGAAGTGCATAAGTTCACCTTCGAGGGCAAAACCAACGATCCCGGCACGCAGCCCTACGCCAAGAGCGTCACCGGCAGTGTTGAAAACTGCGGTGTCATTGCCGCCAAGTTCTTCAGCGAGAAATGGAAACCGGCTCCCGCTCCGGCCATCCAGCGCATCATCGAAGAACATCACCACCATCACTACCCACGCCCGGTGCCGTTACGTCCGTGGCCTTACCCGTCATGGCCCGAGGTTTGGTACACCTGTAACGCTGGTGACAATAGTGGTCTTGCAGGCAGCCCTGTCTCTCATGAAGGGCCGATCAGTGTCAATTATTGCGCCAGCATGGACAGCCCCGGCGTCAGCACCCGTTCCGTGGACGCCTCCGAAGTTCCCGAGTTCACCCTCGGCACCGGCTGGGGCGAAGCCAAACACTCGGTCGTCACTGAAGTCGACTTTGAGCGCGACCGAGAACTCTGCACCCTGACCATCTACTACGCGGAAGCCCTCAATCTGGAGAAAGTGGGAATCACAATGCGGAAGGATGTAGCGGTGACGCGTCCCGCATCGCCTGCCGTGTTACCGCAGGCGTTCGCGGGTTTCTGCAAACCACCGGCTAAGTGCTGATGGCCAGTTCAAGCTCGACCCGCTGAAGGGTCTGCTTGCGGAGATGCGCTTCCTCCAGCGTAACCTGCCGGGCGGGCTGCACGGCGGGCTGCGGCGTCAGAATGGCGTCATCGCGACCCAAAAACCAGTTGGGCTGGCAGAGTTCGCATGTGCAGGGTTGCTGATTCTCAGCATTCATTCCCGGCAAGATAGTGCGGTTGTAGACGCAATGCAACAACTATTTGTCTACGTCTACAACCGCGTCAATGCGATTAGCCAAGGCGCAGGAAAGGCCGCCAGTCCGGGTGCTTGGGCTGGATCAACCGCACCATCGGCACTTCCTTCGGAGCCTCCGGCTGGCGGATCAGCCGCCAGCCGAGTTCAGCCAGCGACTTGTCGGCCTTCTTGGCGTTAACCGCCTTGGCCGTCCAGACCGTGTTCGTGAAGGTATCGCGGCCACCCCGGCTCCGGGCCAGCACGTGGTCGACGTTACCGTCCGGGGCAGGCTTGCCGGTGATCTGGCAAATGCCGCCGTCCCGCTGCTTGATGGCCCGCTTGCTCCACTTGGGCCGCCGCTTCGGCATCTCCGCGTACTTGGACTTGCAGATGACCGTTGGCACGCGCACGGCAAAGCGGATGGCATGGATCAGCCGATCACCCTCGCGGATGGGCAGCGTGAGCCATTCCTCCCAAGTGACCGGGCGCATGTTCTCCGTGTCGATGCCGGTACAGGCACCACGGCACATGTCACAGAGGGCGGTCTGTACATCCGTTTCCTCGTAACCCTGCCACTGCTTGTTTACAACAAGCACCTTTGCCTTGAGCAGTTCCATAAAGTGATACTGGGATGGGTGTTTGTTCTTGTAAAGTGTTCTTAGGTGCGTGCGCCGACGCAACCGAAAACGAGCCAAAAAGGCCCCTGCTGCCCGCTCCAAAGCGGAGAAGTGCGTCACCAAGTACTGCCGTAACCGCAAGGCCCTCAAGCGCACCAGCTACAAGGCGGCCACCGGCCAGATAATTGTATACGAACACTTCTTGGAACACTGTTGGAAATGTCACTCCCGGCGATTAAAGGAAACGCGCCCGTGGACTTACGTGCTAAACATGCTCCGACACAGCGCCCGCAAGCGCAACCTGCCCTTCACCCTGACGGTGGCCTCCTTCAAGGAGTGGTGCCAGCAGACCGGGTATCTGGAAAAACGGGGCAACAAGCCGGGTGACCTGACCGTGGATCGGATCAACGAGAACGAAGGTTACCACATCTGGAACTTGCAGGTCTTGACCCACGCCGAAAACAGCGCTCAAGGAGCCGACAACACACCCCGCGCCGAGCGCGGAACCGAAACTGCGGACACCTACGAGCCACCGGAAACTGAAGCTGCTGCTGC